AGTGCCGGCTGCAAGGTCTGGATATTGGACCAGAGGATGTTCAGTTTGTGTGACTGCTTGGCCTCATCAAAAGCATCGGTGCGCTTTCGATCGTCCTTGTAGATTTTCAGGATGCGCTTGCAACGGTCGGAATACTCGCGAAAGATCTTCCTTGCCGCATCGATCTCGTCCATCCATCGTTTGAAGGTGGCGCGATCTTCCTCCGCCTGCCGCTTTGGATCCACAACAGGCGCCACGTATTACCTCCAGACAACGGTAAGATTGTCCGCCGCTGTGGTGACAATCGTGAGGCCTGTATCGAAACCGACGCCGTACTCAAACACCTGTGCGTTGTCGAGCAACGTGGCTGGATTGGTGATTGTGGCGATGGCAGCACCTGAGCCTGCCGTGTTGTCGTAAACGGTGATTACGCCGCTGGCGACCTTCCGGTTGTTTACGATCCGGATCAGCGTTCCCATCCCGCTCTTGCAGGTTGTGGTGGTTGCGCTGCTGATGTTTGTGTACTGAAAAGTATCGGGGCCTTCGCCGCCGGCGATTGTCGAAATCAATGGCATATAAAACTCCTAGCGCCTGCGGCCCGCATAAGGGTCATAGCTTTCCATGTATGGGTTAGGCAGCAAATCGTAGCCGCTATAGGGCTGTTGCTGATCTGGCTTTATGAGGTTGCCCGTTACACCCAACCCAACGCTTGCTGCACCGAACTTCGCCCCTCGCTTCAAGTCTTTCAAGTCAGGGGCAATGGACTTCGGTCGCTTTCCCCCTTTGCCAAGGCTCTTAAAATTCCGCTTAACCACGCGATAAGCTGCAGGTATTCCTGCAACAGCGGCGCCGCCTGCTGCATAACGCATCGCGTCCGAAACAACCTGGCGCCCTGTAGGTGAAGCAAGGCCCTCGCCAACATCCCGCGCCGCATCACGCGCCGAAAGCACGCGGTCAAGTGTCCCGCGCACGGTTTCGTCCCCCGTTGCAAGACCTCCTGCGGCATATCCAGCACCAGCACCCGAAACCGTTCCGATGTTGGAAAACCGATCCGCGCGAAGTTCCCTGGATGTTTTGCCGCCGCCCTTTTTCTTCTTTCCAGCCTTGCCCTTTTTTCCAACTTTGCCGGCGAGCCTGCGGCCAATAAGGCGACCACCCGCACCGCCCACGCTAGCAATGACGTAAGGCGTGTAATCCGTGTCGTCGTCATCGTATTCATACCCGGACATTATCTTGTCACCTTCTGGGGATTTGCGGCAGCGGCTGTCAGGAAATCAGAGCTAAACCGAGCGGTAAGTGTGTTCCTGCGCTCCACGCCGCCGCAATTTTGCCAAACTTGGCCCATTGTGTTTTCATGGCTTCAGCCAAAAGGAGACCACTATGAAAAAACTGATTGCAGGCGTTGTTTTCAGTCTGGCCACTGTCGGCGCGGCTCATGCCAGCGTGGCGTTTTTCAAATACTCATACGTCGATGGGCTTAACCGCATCTGCGTGTATGACCACCTTGGCAGCAAATACATCATTACCATCCCGGCCGCGCACGTTTGCCCGGTCACCCTCAAAGTGTAGCCTGACAATCAAGGTGCAGGCTTGCGAATGGCAGGCCTGCCCTTCACTCTTGCCCGACGCTCCATCTCCGCACGGGCGTTGATACGATCGGCCGCAGACATGGTGGAAGCATAAGACCCGGCAGCGCTCGCCTGAGGCCCGGTTTCCATGACACCCTGCACTGCCCTTCGCCCCACGCTCATCGAAGGCCCGATCTCTTCGATCTCGATGCGCGTTACCGCGCCCGTCTTTGGATCCCGCGTGACACCAAGCACGCGATAACTCGCATTCGGGTTGGTTATGATTTCCTGCTCGTCCGGCGCAAGCCACCGCGCGTCACGTCCGGACTTGTTCCGGATAACAATCATCGGCCCCTTGTTGCCAACCTCGCCGGCAAATCTCTGCGCCGTCTCCGGCCTTGCAGATGAACTCATGGGGCGGCCCGGCTTGAACACATCCCCAGGCTTCAGGCCCTGCATACGATCGGCAAAGGCATCAGCAGGCTGTGCCCTGTAGCTTGTCCCCGACCATCGGGGCAGCGTCTCAGCAGCCCGGCCCGCAGCCGCTGGGTCTTTCACCAGCATCTGCCCAGAGCCATCCGCGGAGCCTATGAATTGACGCATGGCCGCGTTGGACGCCGGATACCTGACCCGGTGGTAAATCTGGTAGGGAAGCCTGCCGATCGCAGGGCCAATCAGACCGCCCGCAGCCGTAGCCCCGGCACCGAGCATTGTATTCCACGTCCGCCGCTCCGCCTGCTGTTTATCGCTTCCCTGCCCCGGATCGCGCGCCGCACCCGCAAGAGCACCGGCGGCTGTCATGGGCAGGATGCGCCCACCCATTGCCGCGGGCCCAAGCGGCCCTGCAGACAGCATCGCCCGGGGAACCTCTGCCGCAAAGTTGGCAAAGTCATTGCCCTCAAGATCGTCAAAGGCTTCCTGATAGGCAGGAAGGCCAGCCGCTTGTGTCAGGCCCCTTGCCAGCCCGCGCTCGCCAAACCAGTCGTTGGCCGCCAGATCGACACCGCGCGCCAATGGGTAGGCAATGTTCCGCTCCGCCCAATTCAGGTCGCCCTTGCGAAACTTCTTCTTTCCCATGTCAGAGCCTTGATCCTCGCAATTGCGCCTGTCGCTTCCAGAGCTGATCGATCGTCATGCTCTCAAGCCCCTTGAGCGGCACGTCGCCCTTCGGAACAGCCTTTGTCCAGGGCCTCGAGGCGCACGCGTATCTCAGGCAGTCAACCGCGTGGTCCTCGCTGTTGGTGTCCAGATCCTCAACCCTGGCAGCATCGTGCTGAACCAAGGGCAGTGTCCGGATTGTGTCGCGGCACGTGTCAAAGAACACGATCATCGGCCTGTCAGGGGCCTCCCCGTCCAGCCTGTGGCGGACAAGATCCCAACCCGCTATGTGGCCCAAAGCCCCGATCCGCTTGTTATCGGCCGGCCGGAACGAAACTTCATAAGGTTTGTATCTCAGCCGCTCGGCAATGGACGGACCGCCGTCCTGCGCGAATGCAGCCGGATCCAGCACCCCGTAGTCAATGTTTGGGTCTAGTGCTTCACGCTCAGAAATTCCACGAGCAACAACTTCAGCGTTGAGCTTGAGACCGACGTTTGGACTGCTAGCACCGTACCATTCTCGATATTGCACAAGTCCACCACGAGGAAGGGTTCTCCCGTCCCCAAGCGCATGGTCGTCTCCAGCAACAGCGTACCATCCGACACAGAAAGGCGCGGCGCTTCCCCAGTCCATGGCGCGGAACCTTGTCCACGTGGCAGGGATTTGGAACGGTCTGACAACGTGCCTCGCCATGCTGAAATTGTCGAAAAACGCGCCCTCAATGACAGCCCAGTCACCCTCAAGCCAGGCGCGCACCAACTCCTTGGAGCCAGTTAGCTTCAGGCGATCCACGTAGCCGGGATCGCTCTTTAGCAGAATCTTGTTATCGGCGACTCTGGCCGGAATGAAGACGCGTTGCTTGCGGCCGCTTTCATCCTCAAGAGCCGAGTATCCTCCAGGCGCCCCATCAATGTATCTATGCTTTACCCAATGGTGGCCAGGCCCACCTGGGTTCGCCGTTGCTCGAAAGCCTACCCTGACCCCGTAAGCACTTCGCAGCGTAGCCTTCATTTTGTCCGGCGCTTTTGGACTAGGCCAGTTCGAAAGTTCTTCGAGATACACCCGGGAAAATTGCTGCCCCTGATATTTCTCTGCGTCCCTATCATCTTCCAGCGGGCGGAACCTCAAGATCGCACCGCTTGGGGCGGTCCACTGACGCTCCATTTTGTGAAACGACCAGCCCAACGGACCGAAAACATCGTGGCTGCGATCAATTAGAGAATCCGCTTGCGGCATCTCTCGTCTCATAAAAACGCCGCGCGCGTGTTTTCCATATTGTTTTTCGTGAATAGCAAACTCACCGAGGCAGGCATCGGTCTTCCCACCGCCTCGGGCTCCGCCAAACAAAACGTCAAAGAATTTGCATTTTACAAACGCTTGCTGCGGGCCACGCTGCGGCCTCCAGACAACAACGGCGGATTCATCTCTTGCCATTGCCAAATTCTGCTAACCAAGAGGAATCGTCCTCCTCGTCTGTTGGCTTTGCCTCCGGTTCAGGTTCGTCGCTCACAGTTGCGTTTATGTTTTCAACGGTGATCTTGTCGCGCCACCCCGCACGGACTTTTAGCCAAAAAATTGCCGCTGCCACGTTGTTACCGGCCGTGGCCTGATTAAATAGGCTTTGAGCCACCCTCGCATTTGCGTGAACAAACGCGGTGTCCAACTCTCTGCGGTAATGCTTGCGCAGCGTCTTCGGGTCAATGTCGAGAACGCGCGCAATGTCCACTTCAGGAATGCCGTAGCCGCACATGGCCTCAACGGTCTTGCGCTGCTCTTCTGTTGGATTGTGGGGCGGGTTCACTGCACGCGCTCCCGCTCAACTGTCTTGAAGGTCTTGTCCGTGCCCTCAAGAGTTGCGTCTAAGCCGGTGAAGGCTTCCCACCTGCGGACCGCGATGTCCACATAAGCGGGGTTTAATTCTATGGCGTGGCAAGACCGCCCCGTTATCTCGGCAGCTATTATCGTCGTGCCGCTTCCGCTAAATGGCTCGTATACGGCCTGGCCGGGGCTGCTGTTGTTCTCTATGGGGCGCTTCATGCACTCGACGGGCTTCTGGGTGCCGTGGCCGTGGCCACCGTCCTCGCGCGCTTTGATGTTCCAGATAGTCGTCTTGTCGCGCCCGCCGCCCCAGTGTCCCGTCCCACCCTTCTTGACCGCATACCAGCAAGGCTCATGCTGGAAGTGGTAGTGGCCCCGGCCCAACGTCATGCGGTCCTTCGACCAGATAATCTGCGCTCGCATGCTGAAACCGCAGACCTCTAGGCTTTCGACCACCTCTCTGGCACGCAGACCTGCGTGCCAGATGTAGGCGACGTCGCCAGGAAATAGCGCCCACGCCTCGCGCCAATCGGCGCGGTGGTCATTGAGCACCCTGCCTGCCTTGGCCGCGTTGTTGCTGGTGCGCGTCGGGTCGTACTCCACACCATAAGGCGGGTCCGTGACCATCAGGTGCGGGGATACGCCATTCAGCGCCTTGGCTACGTCGTCAGCCTTCGTGCTGTCGCCGCAGACAATCCGGTGCTTGCCCAGAAGCCAGACCTCGCCCAAGTCCGTAACCACCTTGGCCTGCTCTTCCGGCGTATCGTCCGGGTCAGTCAGGCCCGCCGTCTGCTTGGCAAGGACGCGCCCGATCTCTTCCGGGCTGAACCCGGTAAGACCGAGGTCGTAATTCAGCGCCTGTAACTCCTCAAATTCCACGCCCAGCATCTGGAAGTCCCAGCCCGCGTTCAAGGCCAGCTTATTATCGGCGATGATATACGCCCGCTTCTGCGCTTCGGTCAGGGCTGACAGTTCGACGGTAGGGACGTCAGAAAGGCCCAGCTTGCGCGCTGCGAGTACACGCCCGTGCCCCGCGATAATTCCGTTCTTGCCGTCCGTAATAACCGGATTTGTAAAACCAAACTCCCGGATACTTGCTGCGATCTGTGCCACCTGCTCATCGCTATGCGTCCTAGCATTGCGGGCGTAAGGTATCAAATCCGAGACTTTTGCTATTTTGTAGGGAGGGAATTTGCTCATTGTCTCGCCTCCATAAGCTTGCACGCTAAGGTGTGCCTATGGGTTGCTGGTTCAAAAGAAAACGCCCCAGCCGCGGCTAACGGTGGGGCGTGATTTGACTGTTTATGAAAGCTTCGTTGGAGCGAAGCCTTTACTGCCTGGAAACCCGCGCGGCGATACCGGGAAAAGATAAATCGCCTACGCTGCACAATTCATCTCACAAGCATTTTTAACAAACAAGCGGTGCAATGTTAAAACTGCACTACTTGATCAACCCGTAGTGCTTGCCCAAGGCCTCGCAGCATCGGACCAGCAGTGTAAGGGCTTCGTTTGGGGTTCCCATGCCAGAGGATTGAAAGTAGGGGCCGGCGTGTTTTCCATCGACCGCTACCGCCTCAATCAAGGCAACCGCCCGCTTGTTTATTTTGGCGAGCAAGGCAATGGCGTGATCGCGTCTGGCCTGTGCTGCCAGCCGCACGTCGCTGATCTCGGACTTGCCGCCGGTCACCCTCTGATCGTAATTGCCGATGCAGGGGGGGAACGCGCCGGCCAGATAAGCGTCATCGCGATAGCGTACCAAAGCATCTGCGTGCGGCTGGATCAGGTAATGGCGCTTGATGTACCATTCTATGTTGTCTTCCATCCTTATCCGTTTGCTGCGACGGTCATTGGGGTTGAGCTGCTCAATGACCCAGGACGCTTGCCTGCGCGCTTCGGGGGTGCCGAAATCGCTTTCGTCTGCCTCGGTCGGTTTTGCCTTGCCGCGGGTCATTGCAGGGTTCATCCCTCGCCGTTTTTGCATGGCATGTCAGGAACCAACGATGGGAAAGTCTTCGTCCACACTACGCCACGTCAACACTTTGCAAACCCGTCCCTCATGCCAAAAGTTGAATGCTTTGATGAGGAGTGCGGCCACATCTACCGCGTCCAAGGGGCGACCGTCAGCAGACCTGATACATCTGTTCCTGAAGGCAAGGATCGGGCTGTCAGCAAGCAAGCCAATACCAGAGGAAACCTTCGTGAAAAACTCTTGAGGCTCACTCTCACCCATGCGCTGCCGGATTTTGTACACGCCGGAAGCGAGGCCGGCAACGCTTCCGGCCTTCCCAATGTTTCGGGATATTTCCTTGGCTATCTTTGCACTTTCCACCAAGTCTGGGCATTTTTGGGCGTAACTCAAAATCTCATGCTTTGAGGCGTTAACGCTGCGCACAGTCTTAAACCCGCTCTCGACGGCCATAAGAACCTTCGCCGCTGACGCAAGGTTGGTCCCGTTCGGGTATCCGGCAATCTCAAATATGTTGCCTGCCGTTCTTCCACGGCCCACGTCGATGCGGTCAAACGCTTCCGTGGCAACGCCAAACGCAAAATCGAATTTCGCCGAGACCCCGGATGCCCTCACCGCCATAAGCCGATGCTGCCCATCCAACAAGCGGCCCGACCTGTCCAACTTGATGGTGTCGCCCGTTTCTACCCATTCACCAAGCGACATCGAGTTGGCCAGGACTTCAACGTGCCGTGAATTTAAGTTCCGGTTCCCGTCGTTGTTCTCAAGCACCACTCCAGCGTCTTCTGGCGTGACCAACACTGATGGGATTATTACACGCTGATTTTTTGCTAAATTGATTTGCTTGCCGAGCCAATTTTTGAAGTTGTGCTCTTTGATGTCTACAACTGACATTGCTTTCTCCGTTGATTGCCCGGAAGCCATCCGAGTTGCGGTTATTTCAAACTGGTCGCAGGTCATAGGGCTACAGTTCAGCCCACGCCGTTTTCAGCATGGCTCTCAGATTCAATTACAGAGTCACTGGCGGGCGAAAGCGCCCTGACCCTTCCCACCCTACCCCGGCGCTGCTTTTGCCCGCCTGCGGCCTTCTGTGAGTCATTGAGGCCCCTTGTGGCTATGGCATGAAGGTTCGCTGCTTTCTGCCAGGGGGTCTTGGTGTGGTCTTGGACGATTTCCAGAAACAGTTCGAAACTTACGGTCATGGTTTGGCTCTCCGTGGGGGTGCTATCCCGGCTGCCGGCCGGTGCGGGCTTGGTAGTCAAGCAGGTACTGCTGGTAGTCGGGGTCGTGGAACACGGCGGCGAAGGCGCGAATGCCATCGCCGTGGCGGCTGATGATTTGGCGCAGTTGCGCGTAGCCAGCAAGATCCGCTGTTCGATCAACCTTGCTACGCGCCGCTGGTACAAAACAATTCTTCAGTCCGGTGGGAACCGTCCACCCTTGCGCTTCTGTCGCGTAGCAAACCTTGCGGCCCATGCCGTCACGGGTCGGGACCATCGCCCCCTCTGCCGCCCGCACCAGGTTCTCGATGCGCTCCCAGTCCTTGAAGTCCCCGGCGGCACCCGCCGCCGCCTCCAACTGCGACTGCCACCCGGAAACTTGCTGCATGCTGGCAATCAGCCTTGCAATCATCACGCGGTCCCCGGGCTGCTGCCGGCGATAGCTCTCAAGCAAACCCTGGTCCTCCAACCAACCGTCAACCAGCGTGTGATTGATCTTGCCGCCGATTTGGTCGGGAACCTGCTCCCGCTCGCCGCGCATCTTGCGCAACGTCTCGATGCTGATCCGCTTGCCGTTGTGTCCCCGCTTCAGCCGATCGATGATCTCTGATCGATCTGAGCGGTCCCACTGGTCGATCTCGTCCGACAGCAACGCGCGCCACTTGTCCGCCGGCTGAAAGGATTTGGGCCAGAGAGCCAATACCGTCGCCACTGCCTCAAGCGTGTCCATTTCCAGACCTCCTGAATTTTTGTTCCTCAACCTTCACGAAATTGCGCGGCTCCATCAGCCAATCGAAATCAATCCGCCAGCCGCGATCGTTGCGGCCTAGCAGGAAGGGTTGATCGGGAACCCTCTCGATGGTGGTGATCAGATTTGGAAGCCCAACCTCTCGCGCCCGGGCCAAGACCTTCTGCCGGCGCGCACGGGTCATCCGCTGGATGGTGGGCAGCCCATGCTCCTCGGCCATCCCGTTCCAGCTGTTGCCCACCAGCGCCGCATCATCGGCGCCAAGCCCGTAAGGGTTATCTTCCCCGTCCGAGCCCTTATCGGCTCCATCCTGGTCTTCAGGGAGGGGGGGAACTTGTTCCCCAATGCCAATAAGCTTATTGGCACTATTCTCTTTCTCTTCTCTGTCTCTGTCTCTGTCTCTAGGCAAGCATTCTGCTAGCGGGGTGCTAGCGTCATTGTCCTCATAAGCGAAAAAGCCAGCTGAAATCAGAGGCTTAACCGCTTCCACAAAGTCAGGCTCCGACATCCTTAGCCGAAAGGCCACTTTTTTAATGGGGTCTTCGATTGTTCCGTTGCTGTATTCACTCGCTAGCAGCCAGAGCATGGGCGCTAGCGCCTTGCTAGCAACCGGCAAGCAATGGAACTCGTAGTCATCCAACAGGTTCTTGTGCAGCTTGATCCACACGGGTCGGCGCTCCTTGTAGTGCTGGAAATCGTCCCAGTTGCGGGGGGTGAGTTTCATTGGCCTACTCCCTCACCAAACCGTGAGAGGAAGCCCGACGCGGCGCCGGCCTGTACCCCATATGGATGGGGGCAGTGCTGTCCTTTGGAGGCCAGCCGCCAATCATGTTGCTTCTCACAACCGAGACTGGGCCATTGACGTTGCACGCACCATTGCCGGTCTCGTAGTTGTGGAACGAGCGCACACTCACCGTGCGGCCCCGCTGCTTCCAATATCGCTCGATGCGCCGGGCAAGATCTTCGGCCCCTAAAACAGTCAACCAGTCACGAGATGGTCTTGCCTGGCTCATGAATTAGCCCTCGCAGGCACCAGCCTGTAGCCCCGGCTTCTCACCGAGATCACATCCCAGCCCTTCAACTTGCGTCTCAAATTATGAATGTGAACACGCAATCCGCACGGGTGGCGGTGCGTTCTATTGTCGGTTCCGTACAACACGTCCCAGATTGCCTGATGTGAAACCAGCTCTCCCTTGCACTCCAGGAACAACCACAACAATTTTCTTTGTTGCTCGGTCAACGCGGCATCGCTAAACGGCGGCATCCTTCCCGTCATTGCTCTCACATCTCCCTGATCTCAATATTGAAAAACGCCTTCATCATCTTGGCCTTCAGCCGATAAACGTCGGTCCTGAAGCCCTTTGAGTCCGCCACGACGCGCTGGCCATCCTCAAAAAAAATGAAGTCAGCCCTGTATTTCGTGATGACCACTCCATTGTGCTCGATCACGAAATCCTGCTGCCTTTGCAGATGGCTGATCTCTCCCGCACGTTCCCGCACCTTCAATTCCATCCAGTGCCGATGCTCTCGTTGGCTGTCGAAGGTGCCATCATCGGTGACCACCTTTTTGTTGTTGAATTTGGAGGGGGTGGCCCGCGCGGCTATCTGCGGGGAAGCAAGCCTGCGCGGGCCTTTTGCGCCGCTCTTGGTGGGGAAGCGGCGGCGCAAACTCATTTTGCCTCGTCCTTGATCTCAAGCAGCAGAGGCGTTGCTTCGACAGGCGCAGGCTGGATCACCGCCACCCGGCAATGTGCAATGATCCGATCGATCAGGATGTCCCTTTTTCTCAAGCATCCCTTGCCAGCCAAAGGGTCGCTATCGACCTGAATAAACATCTGGGTGAGGGTTTCCCGCGTAAGGGGAGATTGAATTGGCACTGCATTGCTCTCCGTCATTGTTTTGTTTTGGCTTGTCTCCCAAGAAGGCCACCACTTGCGCGCCTTTACGCGCTCACCACTAACTCTGACAGCATGGTTAAGAGGCTTTGCTTTAATGATCCTGTTCTCAGCCATTCTGCTGTCCCTACTAATCTGGTTTCTGTTTTGGAAAGAGGTCTTCGAGTGTTATCTGGATGTTGTGCGAGCGCGCAGCCTCAAGGAGCCGCGGGATATGCCTGCTGGGTATGGTCCCGCGCCGCACCCAGCCTTGGGCCACGGACGGATATTTGAGGTCCATCGCGCGGGCCAAGGCTGAATACCCGCCAAAACGGGAGATGATTTGCTCAACTTGCATACGCGACATTTACGCGTGGCGCGTAAGCCTGTCAACGTGGAACGCGTAAGGCAGGTCACGGCATGCTGCAACCATGAACCAGGTATCTGAGGCCCTTTCGCAATTGCGCCACCGCTCCGGCTTGAGCCTCGGAGAGACAGCACGCGCCATGGGCAAGGCAGGGCCCAGCTCAATTCAGCGGTATTTTTTGGACTACCGCGAGGCGACCATTGATTTGAAAATTGCCCGGGAGTTTTGCCGGGCTTGGGTGGGTCGCGGCTCGCCACCCATCACGGAGGCTGAGATTCTTGTTTTGGCTGGCGTTGGCCCGGTGCCAGCCGGCCCGGCCTTGGAAACCAACGTATCCAGCCCCCTACCCGCACCATCGCCAGCATCCATGCCGCTCGACGTGCCTGTGTTGGGTACGGCTGTGGGTGGATCCAGTGGAGACTTCACCTTGAACAACGGCGTGGTCGATTACGCCAGGCGCCCGCCAGGTGTTGCGCGCAACAAGGCGGTGTTTTGCGTTTTTGTTAGGGGAGACTCCATGGAGCCTCGCTTTGAGGCGGGAGACCTGCTGTACATCAACCCGGCGCGGCCGGCACGAAACGGCGACGATGTGCTGGTAGAGATGCACCCGGACCAACAGGGTGAGCCCGGCGCGGCCTATATCAAACGGCTCGATGGCCAAACCCCTACAAAGCTCATCCTCCGTCAATTCAACCCGGCAAAGCGGATTGAGATCCCGATGGTTCGCGTGCTGCGCGTTTGCCCAATTTTGCGCACCTCGGAACTACTCGGCTTGTAGCCAGAAAACAACACATATACCAACATTGTGCCGTTACCGGGGCGCAATGCGAATTTCTGCGTCTAATTTCTTACGCGTCACGCGTTGACACTTTACGCGTAATGCGTAATAAGATGCTCTCACCAACAACGCGAGAGCAAAAACATGTACCGGGAAATCGTATCGGCGAAACTTCGCTATCTGGATGAAGACCTGAAGAACATTGAGACTGTTCGTCTGCAGCTTATTGCGATCAAGAAGCTTGTTGCGAAAATGCAAATGCGCAGCAAAGCAGGGCAGCGCTGGCGCACCGAAGTGGACGAAAATATCGACAATCTTCTGCATGACACATCAACGGACTGGTTGATCGAAAACGGTAACGAACTGCTGGCGATGAGGGAGCCGTTCTGATGAACCTCTCTTACAACAGAGTAGCGGCAGAGATCCATCTGCACGGCATCAACAGTGATCTCAACTCCCTAAAGGAGATCACTTGGCGAGACGCAAAAAGCGTAGCCCCCTTGCTCCAAGATTTGAAATTGACGATGGACAAACTTTTGGAGCTGACGCTGGAGGTTGCCAGCAAGGCGCCGTCATCCTGCGCGCCATATCCAGCCTTTGAGTTATGGGCCGCCATATTTCTGGAATGCGCGTTTCATGGCAGCGGGCTCGACAGAGCCGAGTTTGCGGCATGCGCCGATGGTGCATGGGCCCTAGACAGGCTTTACGACAATTGGGTGGCCGCATGACCCGGCACGTTCAAGATCTGGTTGCTGCGTTTTCAATTGCTTTGGTTTGCGCCCTTGCTGCGTTCAACCTCGGCCGCGCTCAAGTTCTGGCGGACCACGACCGCTGCCCCCCGCGAAGTGATCTGAGGGGGGCCTTCCCGTGAGCAACGTGGTTGAGTTTCCGCAACAGCCGTTGAGCGAGGCAAACATCCGGCAGATGGCGCGGGGCAATTTGGCCGCCGCAGTGGCCATTCTGATGAAGGGTCAGAATGACGATCTTGAGCAGTGCCTCCATCACATCAACGAGGCATGGGGCCAAGTCGCAGCGCTTTTGATTTTGCGGGATGACCCATGACCCGGCCAAAGATTTCAGACAGGGCCAAGGTAAATGTGGCCCTGCATCAGGCCGGGGGCTGGATAATTTGCCCCTTGTGCTCTGGCCCTTTAAGGCCGGCAGACGATCGGATCCTTGAGCACATGGTGCCGCGCGAGTTGGGCGGATCAGATGACGAGGAAAACCTGCGCTGGGTTCACAAGGACTGTGCGGCGAAAAAGACAAACGGCAGCCGTGCGACATCTGCCGGCGGAGACCTGCACAAGATCGCCAAAGCCAAGCGCCTGGCCTCGGCGCGGCTGCATCACGCAGCGGTGTTGAGGGGTGAGCGGCTACGTGAGCCCGGCTCCATTCGATCGCGCCCGTTCGATAACCGATGGACCAGAAAACTCAACGGAAAGGTGGTGCGCAATGCCGACGCCTAAACAGGGATACCATGTGGACGGAACTAAGGTTCCGGGAGTTACCACCATTCTTTCCCGGTTTAAGGAAAGCGGCGGGCTAATTCACTGGGCTTGGAAGCTTGGGATTGAGGGCAAGGACTACAAGCAAATCCGTGATGATGCGGCTGATGCCGGCACGCTCGCACACGACATGATCGACGCTTACATCAACGGCGGGACGATTACGCTGGAAGGCGAGAGCGATCTGTTCAAACAGGCCTCCAATGCCTTTGAGGCTTACAAAGCTTGGGAGCGGTCAACCGGTATCCAGATTGAGTGGACCGAGCGCCGCCTGGTTTCCACCCAGCACAAGTTTGGCGGAACGCCGGATGCATTTGGCCGGCTGGATAACAAGCCGATCTTGTTGGACTGGAAAACCAGCAACAGCGTGTATTCGGACTATCTCCTGCAGTTGGCGGCCTACGCGCTGCTCATTGAGGAGAATTATGGGATCCAGGTGCAGGGCTATTACCTCTGCCGGTTCTCGAAGGAAAACGGAGATTTCTCCGTCCACCATTACCCGGACCTGACCGACGCGCGGCGCATGTTCCTGCTGCTGCGCGAGGCCTACGACATCGACAAAGTTTTGCGCAAGCGTGCGGCTTAAAGGAGAGAAAGAAATGGAAATCCAGATTGCGAAGATTTACCCGCCGAAGCAAGCCGGCTGGTCCGCCAACATCAAGGACAACCTCGGGAATTATTTCGGGGTGAAGGAGGCGTTGGTCTCCAACCTGTCGGAAGGGCAGACCATCAGTGCGGACGTGGTAACGAAGGATAAGGCCGGAAAGACTTACCGAGACATTGTGAAGATCCACGGGATGAATGGTGGCGGATCTTCTGCCCCCTCCCCCTCCCATCAGGCATCAGCGCCTGCTGCTCCCCGATATGGTTCGCAAGACGACGCGACGGCGGAGCGGATCTTTGTCTGCGGGGTGGTCAACTCCGTTGCCCCGAAGATTTACGAGAAGCTGGGCACGATCGACAGCGAGAAGCTTGCCGCTCTGGTTCAGGTTGCCCGCGTTACTTGGGCGTCCACGTTGGGAAATAAGGGTGGTGCATGAGCGAAGACCCGATCCGCTTCAAGCACGACCACGCAGGATCCAATCAGAGACCCCAGTCAGAGGTTTACCGCGAGGCCTACGAGCGATGGGTAGCGGCTGATGCTGCTGCCCGGCTCTTGGACGAAACGAAAAGTTCAGTGTTTGCCCAAAGGGTTTTGGAGGCCATGCGGTCAGCGCCAGGGGTGAGCATGTCGAAGGCGGAGATTGAGGTCCGCGCCTCGGCAGAGTGGCGGGATTACCTGATCAAGATGACCAACGCAAAGACGGCAGCGAACAAGGCCAAGATTGAGGTCGAGTTTCATCGGATGAAGTATTGGGAAGCTACGCAGGACAGGGCTGACCATAGGTACGAGGCCCGAATGTCATGAGCAAGAGGACAAAAGCTATGCCAAGCAACAGAGCTTCTTCACGAGAAAACAAGCGCGCGCTGACTATTTGGGTTGAGCCGTCTGTCTGGCGGTCGGTGTCACTATTGGCGATTGAGCAAAATGTGCCGAAAGAGCAGCTTTTAAGGAACGCTATCGACGCGGTTCTTAATCAGCCTGAAGCAGCTAAACAAGAACAAGCACCCAGCGTGAAGCGGGCTAACGATATTTATCACGAGGTAGATGTCGTCGCCGAACGCTTGCAAGTGTCCACTCGCTACGTTCACACGCTGATGAAGCGCAAGCACGACCCGCTGCCGTCGATAAAGCTGGGTCGCCGCCGGCTGGTTCCTGTTGCGGCGCTTGAGCAGTGGGCCGTGAGCAAGGCCCGAATGTCATGACCGAAACGAAGCACATGACATTCGATGAACTGATGAAGGTTTACGACAAGGCTGCGAGCAATGTGGCGTTTCTCCAGTACGAGGGACCAGACCATCGCGCAGGTATCCGCGCTGTTGTTGAGGCGCTGCGGGATGAGTGGTTTCCGCAGTCAGAACCGCCTCGCACCATTACGGTGGAGGAGCGTTGGTTCCTTAATCAACTGAACGAAATCCTCGCCAGCGATGGTGTGGAGGGAACCCACGGTTCCCCTGAATTGGACGAGGACGCACGCAAGCTGGAAGCGATGGGACAGGATGCGGGACCAACGGTGCAAGACCTGTTCCCCGAAGTCTTTGTATTCGCCGCCGCTCCTGTGTGTGAGTGGAAGGGCTGGGCAACTTGGTTCCCGGTGTCTGGATGCAACCCTTCCGCAGCCTTCGTCCACCGCGCCTACCGGGACGGCGATATGTGCCCGCTCTGCTGCAAGCAAATCAAGTTCAAGGAGGACAGCGAATGAGTGACGCACGGACAGTGATTACCAACTATCTAAATCTTTCTCTGTCGGGGGGAGGTCAAGGCTGGACGACACAGCAACATGCCGACGCAATTATCGCCGCCCTTGCAGACGCGGGGCTGAGAGTGGTGCCGCTGGTTTCTACTGCGGCAATGTACAAGGCGTTTCATTCAGTTGATTGCCTGGCGGGTGTAGACGTTCGCCTACTGTTTGAGAAGCGTTACCGCGCAATGGTGGAGGCAGCGAATGAGCAGTGACCTTGTGAAGAGACTGCGTGCGCCAGCTTACTGGATGTCTGGAAGCAGCGAGGGGCATGAAGGGGAGAATGATGCTCCTCGTGAAGCCGCCGACCGCATCGAAGCCCTTGAGGGGGAGGTGAAAGGGTTCAGGAATGAAATCTTTGACGCAGTGAAGCACGCAAGGAAATTGGAGACTGAACTGAAAGCCGCAGAAGCACGCGCGGAGCGGCTGCGTGTGGCTCTTGCTGAAATAAGGGATGCCGACGCCAACCTCGGGCCGATGTACGATTGGGCCGACGAAAAGTTTCAGGCCGTAAAGGCAATCGCCCGCGAGGCGCTGGAAAAGGAGGGCAGCGAATGAGCAGTGACCTGATAGCCCGTCTGGACGCATTTGGTGGCAAGGCGGCGCTGGACGCAAAAGCACGCATCGAAGCCCTTGAGGGTGAGGTAGCGGATGCTGAGTTGCGTGGCGAGCGTGCGTATGAGTATGGCAAGAAGCGTCAGGCTGAACTGATAGCCGCGCTAGACGCCGCTGAAGCACGCGCGGAGCGGCTGCGTGCGGCGCTGGAGGAGATAGCAAGCGGGAGACATAGCGGCCTGATTCTGACGAGTTACCCGCCACAAGACCCCGCTGTTGTGGTTGCACGCAAAGCCCTAGAGGACAAGCAATGAGAACTTTCACAATGTACCGACCCAACGCACCTGAAACGCACACGGCGGATCAGAAGAATGCGCCCGACGCGCCGCAGTTTCAGGGCGTCGTGTTCGATGATGGCTCAGTTGCAGTCAGGTGGATGACTGCGAAGAAGTCCACATCAGTCTGGGCGTGCCTTGAGGACATGCTGGCGATACACGGCCACCCAGAATACGGGAGCGTCCTTGTGTGGGACGACAAGCAATGACCGACATCGTGAAGGGTATGGCGCGGGCCTTTGTAGAGGCAAAGGGAAATAACCCGGATTATAGAGACCCGTATGGTGCACGCATGTTTGCGTGGGAAAAAGAGGTCGACGCAATTTGCGCATGTCTGAACTGGTTTGCGGACAATGTGACGGATGATGTGGTGCTCGCCTCCATTCTACTGCCCAATGACCCGAAGGAAGCGGAGTTGCGGCTGGCGTTCAAAAGCCCGAAGCACAAAGACACAATCGAACGCGTCCGTGCTTCCATATCCCGCGCCATTCGCGCTGCGGCAGGGGAGGAAGGGAAGTGAGGGTGCTTGTGGCCTGTGAATTTTCGGGCGTGGTCCGTCGCGCCTTCCGCGCCAAGGGGCATGACGCCTGGAGTTGTGACTTGCTTCCGGCGGAAGATGGGAGCGAGTTCCACATTCAGGATGATGTTAGGTTCGTTGCATATGGGGGGGGGTGGGACATGATGATAGCGCACCCGCCCTGCACTCACTTGGCCGTTAGCGGGGCGCGGTGGTTCAAGGAAAAGGCTGCGGAGCAGAACGCGGCGCTGTCGTTCGTCTGGACGCTATTGACGGCCCCCATTGAGCGCATTGCCTTGGAAAACCCGGTCAGCATCATATCAACCCGCATCAGGAAGCCAGACCAGTGCATCCAGCCCTACGAGTACGGGCATGGGGAAACCAAGAAGACCTGCCTCTGGCTCAAGAACCTGCCGAAGCTGGTCCCGACCAACATTGTCGAGGGCCGCGAAGCGCGCGTGCATCGTATGTCGCCTGGGCCTAACAGGTGGAAGGAACGCTCGCGCTTTTATCCCGGCATTGCCGCCGCAATGGCCGACCAGTGGAGTGGGTAAGTCATGGAAGGATTGAGCGCAGCATGATCCAGCGCACCACCAAGACAACGGTTAAAATGCAACTAAGGGAGATGAGGCGTCAGGTCCGCGTTTCACTGCGAAAACGGCACTACGCCAAGTATCGATACGCACGCGCTTGGCTGAAGGCGCACGCCGCATTGCTGCGGGAGACTGCGCAGTGACGCTGTACACAGGCTCCGGCTCCCTACCCCATCACGTCTATTGCCTGGTAGACCGCTCGCATGTGCGGAAAGACGGCCAAGGCTTTGAGCCTTGCGTCTGGTTTGGTCTTCGATCGTATCCGGCGCGGGCGTGGGGGTGCCACGTCATGCTCGAATGTGGCGCGGTGGTGAGGGATCTTCCCCTGCACGCCTTGGCTCACGGGGAAAGCCCTGCGCCATGGACAGTCAAGCAGGCCCAGACGTGGGATTGCTACGGATTACAGTTCAGCCTGCATGCCTACAGCTACCTGCACGGGCTGGAGGCGCGCGCCAAGTGTGATGGAGAAGAGGCACGCGGAGATTACCTGTTTACTGCCTTGCCGCTCGGCGATGGGTACACAGCCGATCCGGGCCAGAGCAAAGAGTTCATGTTCCTGCGATTGAACAACGGAAGGTTTACGGCCCAGCCGACCAACCATGTCTTGTTCGACGAGGCGTCTTTTACCGAAGATGATGGGTGGCCCGTGGACATCCAGCGGCAAACAGAAGTGTGGGCGTGTGAGTGGAGGGATGCAGATGGGAATTGAATTGAAGCGCCCGATCGAGCGCCTGGCTTATCGCCGGCCAGAAGCGGCCGCGGCACTGGGTGTGAGCGAGAGCAAATTTCTGGATTGGGAAAGAAGGGGGATTATGCCACGACCCATCCACGTTGATGGATGCCGTCTGTACGATGCCGAACAAATCCGGATTGCGTGGGAAGCGCTCAAGGACGGATCCGAGCCGCCGGCATTTGATAATTCAAACCCCTATGATGTGGCATGATCAAGCAGGTCTCCCTTCCCTTCCTGCACGTCTACAAGGACCGGCATGGCCGGATCCGGAGATATGCAAGGAAGAGGGGGCGGAAGATCACACTGCGGCTGGATCCCACGGATCCGGGGTTCCTGGCAGAATATCAAAGAGCCATTGATCTTCTTGACCAGAAGGTTGAAACGGCAACGCCTCAGTCATGGAGCGCACTTGTTGTTGACTATCTTTCCAGCGCTCATTTCCACCAGCTTGCCCCGCGCACCCGTGCCGAAAATCGTCGTGAGGTGGATCGGATCAGGATGAAGTGGGGGCCTCTTCCCGTTTCGCGCCTCGAGCCGCGCCACATCCTGAAGTGGCAGGATGAGATGAAGACCTTTCCGGGCCGCGCCAACAACATGCTGGCAACCCTGAAAATGCTTCTCGCGTTTGGCAAGACAAGGGGCTACCGGCACAACTCGCCGGCGGATGGGATCCGGGAATTGAAGTCCGGCAAATACCGCTCATGGACGGAAGGGGAGATCGGGGCCTTTGAGGCAAGGTGGCCACAAGGAACGCGCGAGCGGCTGATCTTTGACCTCGCATTGTATACGGGGCAAAGGCGCTCGGACCTGCTGGCAATGACCAGGGCGCACATCTCAAATGGGGTGGTGGGCGTGATCCAGCAAAAGACGGGGGAGCGGGTTGCGATACCTATCCACCCTGCCCTGCAGGCCAGTCTCGACGCCTACCCGTCCAAGGGCCTTCACCTACTCCAGCGGCTGGATGGGAAACCTCTGGGGGTCCGGGATCTGTCACAGATCTTTGCCGGCGCCGTTGAGGCTGCAGGGCTTCCTGCCGCTTGCGTGCTTCATGGCCTCAGATACTCGGCCGCCAGACGGCTGGCAGACGCCGGGGCCACGCCGCATGAGATCATGGCGATTACGGGCCACAGAACCTTGGGCATGGTGGAGAAATATACCCGCGAGGCCAGCAAGGACATTCTGGCAAAGAAAGCGATCAAGAGATTGCGCGCAGGAACGGGAACAGAACCTGAAGGTGGCTAACCTTGGGGCTTGATGGTGGCTAACCTAACAGGCTGCACAAGCATAAGCCTTTGAAAGTATTGGTCGGAGCGACAGGATTTGAACCTGCGACCCCCAGTCCCCCAGGGCGGCGCAATGGCTTATATATCAACGATATGGGGTGGCTAACCTCCCCCATATTCGGCATGAACGGTTGGGGAACGTGGCTAGCCAATCAAAACCCGATCAAGAAATAAGGCGGGGCTGAGACCACTAGTTTTTGCCACATTGCAGCGACCAGTCCGCCAATTCCCGATGCCGTGCCCGCAGAGCCTCAAAGCGCTGAATATCCTGCACGTAGGCGGTAAGGAGGTCTGGGAGGGGTATTGGTGCCGGGAGCGAATTAGCCGCCGCCAGAGGGCCCTCAGGGGCTGTCAGGAGTGGTGGTGGGGGCGGACAAGTCTCCGGCCCTGGCACGGTTGAGCAGGCCGGCAACAGGCTCATCGATGCTGCAATCAGGATTGTCCGCCACATTTGCTCTAATGGTTCGCGTTATGATTTTGACGCTGGCGTTTCTTTTGGCTTCAGCGGCCGCCAGCTTGGCCTCTGAGAGTTCAGACCTGACAAGCACCAGCTCCCGTTGCGCTTGGTTCTTCTCGAGCACAACAGCAATCCGCCGCTTCATCTCATCCTGAATGGCCGCCCGCGCGGCCTTCAGCTTTGAGGCATCCTCCGCCCACCCGCGCACGGTCCAGGCTGAGAGAAGGAGCAGGACCGCCAAGAGCCCTGCCCCGCCCCATTTCACGTAAGAGAGCATTACGGCTTGGGAAGGTTGTTGGGCGCATTGGCAGCGCCCACCGCCGTCAAGGCAATCAGAACCGCATTGATCTCATTGAGATAAGGGATCTCAAAGCCGGCGCCGAAAGCGGACAAGGCTGCACTGATGGCAACAATCAAAGCCGACACGACTGCCGCAACAGCCGCCACCTTTGTCTTCAGGCCCGGAAAGTAATTGAGCGCGCCAACAAGCACGTCAAGAACAAGCTTCAGGTTCATCGTCTTTCTCCTGGTTTATAATTGTTAGGGTGTGCCGAAATCCAACAACGTCTTGAAATCAAGCGCCCCGTTAATTGTTAGCAGGACGATGATGACGATTAGCAGCCGCTGTGTTGAGTGCAGACTCGCTCGCGTTTTCGTAACCTCGACCATGACGGTCGTGTAGCGTTTCGCACACATCCGCACGTGCAGCCCAAGGTTCTTGTGCTCCGACTCATCCGGGTGGGCCATCTGGTCGTTCTCGGCATCGTACACTGGCGTTGGCCCAAATATCGCCTCCATCAAACTCACGTCTCAGTCCTCCCTGTTGCTCAGTGATGCCAGCCCCGACGCCGGCAATGGTCCAACCCACTCAGGTTTGATGAGCTGTGACGCAGGCCATCGCCACGCCACCACGCGATCCATGTGAAACGAAGCGATCGACACGCTGTCCGCCTGGTTTCCACCCAGCACTTGAACGAGGCCGCTCGGTTGATTGGATCCAAGATAAAACGCAACGTGCCCCTGCCACGCGTGCGGTGGACGCGAGAACACAACAACGCAGCCAAGAACCGGGGAGTTTAGCTTTCGCCCCCACGTCTCATAACTGCGCGCGTTTGCCTTGCCAGAGTGTGGGATGCTCGAGCGTGCAAGCATGGCACCTACAAAAGCCGCACACCACGGCACCTCATCCTGCCCGTCCGCGACATTGGCAAGACCAGCGTCGTTCCAGTATTTGATGATCCTTGGGTTGTCAGGCGCGCCGACAAATTCACGCACGCCCGTCTCCGCTCGAGCAGCGGATAGCCATGCAGGTTCCATGTGAGACAACCCCTATGTATAGGCAAATGTAATGCGGCCTGCAGCACCGCTGCCACCATCTGCAAAATCGCTATCAAGCTCACCGCCACCGCCGCCTCCAGGGGCTGTTCCGGATCCACCTCCAACGGTATTGTTGCTGCCACCGGGCCCGCCACCCGTCGCAGCATCACCACCCTTGCCTCCAGCGCCATTTGTTCCAGCGTTGCCGTTTGTATTCGTTCCTCCGCCGGACGCAGTTCCGGCCGCGCCGTTGACCGTCGTGGTTGCTCCCCCACCGCCCCCAGCGCTGTGTGACACGCCGGCAAAACCACCTGTTCCGCCGCTTGTTGTTGTTGCAATTCCGTTTACACCGTTTCCAGGCGTGCCTGCGCCCGCTCCAGCTCCGCCACCACCTACGCTGTAAGAAATTGAATTGCCGCCTGACACAGAAACCGTCGTGACGCATTTTGCGCCACCACCTCCGCCACGCAAGCCTGGCAAGGAGTTATTCACATTGCCGCCGCCGCCGCCGCCGAATGAGGTGATGGTGCAGCTTGATGCTCCAGCCGGCGCCGTCTCAGTGCCAGAGCCGGAGTTGTAGGTGTTTGTCACTGGCGTGAAGGATGGAGCGCCTCCAGCCCCAAACCCAATCAGTTGCGTAATGCCAAAGCTCATCGGTTAATCATCGATGTTGGAGTCAATGGTGTAAATCAACCGCACACCAATCAGGCGCGCATCCGCGTTGAGCGTATCGCTGCCATCAGCTGGATTGCGTTTGATCTGGAAGTAACAGATGTCGCCAACCGCGGGAGTGCCTGCGATTGTGATGGCAGCACTTTCAGGACCAACATGAACATCAGTGGTGGCAATAAGCGTGTCTGTTGATGTCTGTGCCGTGCCAAACGCCGCATCAATTACATCGTCATCAGAAACCGCAACACCTTCAAGGGCCCAAACAACACCACCCGTCCCGGATGCTGCGGTCCAGTAGGGGATGAACGTAACAGTTCCCTCATTCCAACCCTTGGGGAATGAGATATTGAATTGGGCAAACTCCTGCGTGCTTGTGTCGAAATCCAGGGTCTTGTTCATGACCTTGTTTGTGCTGCTTTCCGTTGTGCCGGATGCAGCGCCATTGGTGGTCCTGGATGTCATGGCAGACGCAGGAACCCAGACCGTCTGCTTTCCAATGCCAACCCTGTCGAGCCTGACTTTCTTGTAAGCGGATGCAGAGTTATCGCGGGTCACAACAAAGTCTGCGGCGGTCTCAGGCGCCGTGTCTTCGGTCGCATTCGTGATGGCATTGAGAAACAGATCCGCCACGGTGACCTTGTTTCCCGCGTTCGTCTCCGACGCATCCACAAAGGGGATGAGATCGTTTGTTGCACCACCCGTTGCGTCGGTGGTGAGCAGTTGCAATCCGTTGATGAGGAGGTTGTCTACCGTCCCGACCTGTGCCGCATTGCTCTCGGACGCGTCAGAAAAGATTACGCGATCTCCCGTCCCTCCGATCGTGGTATCAGCCGTAAAGCCGGACAACACGTTGTCAAACAGGTTCTGGACCGTAACTTTGTTTGAGGCGTTGGAGTCAGAGAGGTCAACAAACGGCAAAAAGTCGCCAGCTGCACCGCCGGTTGAGTCCGTTGTTAGTGAGTTGAGGTCCACCGCTGGAACAGACACGGGGAATTTCGGGTTGACGAGTTCAAACCCCGTGCCGTCATAGATCAGGTAAAGAATGTCTCCAGATCCGTAATCACCCGCAGTCAGGACGCCTTGGTGCTTCCGGATGGTCTTGGCGCCAAGGGTATTGACGTTGATGGTGGGGTTGGTGACGGTATTTGCACCAGGAGCCACCACCCACACTTTCATTCCCGTGGTGTATGTAGATGGTGCGGGTGTAATGGTCCCCGTAATTGCATCTCCGGTGCCGCCCGGGCTTGCGGCTCTCCAGATCGTTCCATCCTGCAACTCAGCAACGCGCCCGTAATTTGCTCTAAGCGTGGCGGCTCCGACATTGGTATGCAGGAACCCTCCCATGGGGAGGTTTGCGCTGGCTGCATTCTGACCATCTCGAGCCACGCAATTCTCGATCGCGTCCGCAAGATCCTGATCCTGCGCGTCCATTTCCGTCGCGCCGATGATGTTGGTGGGAGAACCAGCATCGCGCCGGGCTACCCATGAGTACAAAAGGCTAACTACACCACTACCGTTCCAAGGCATGGAGCCTCCTCAAAAAAAGCAATAATATTACGCATTATGCGTATTGCGTATTAGGGCGCTATGCCCTATGTTCAATTCATCGCTTCGGGCAATTCTGCCCACTCCAAGGAGGTCGCGATGCTCTCTCTCTCTTCCACCTGCCTCGCCATCGCAGTCGCCGCTAAGAACGGCACTCTTCGTCTTGAGGTTCGTCCAAGCCGCCTTGGCGGTGAGTACGTCGCGATCTGCGATAATCGCGGGATTATCGAAGCTGCCTTGTCGGTGGCTGAGGCTGAGGCCCGAGTTAGGGCGGTAGCAGAAAAGGTGGCGGCGTAAGCCGCTACCCCAACAGGGAGAAAGAATATGTTTGAACTTCACATTGCCGAACGCTTCGACATGGCCTTCAAGCCGGGCGTCGATGAAGTCACAATCGACGGCATCACCATCACCCGCAAGGAAGTCGGCGACACCACATTCTTCTGCAAGGATCATATCTGCATGGCAGTCACTGAAACCGGCCTTGGTGCCAACGAGTGCGCCATCTACGACCTTCTCAACTTCCGCTAAATCAGGGAGAACCCAGATGATGAACGCCACAATCAAAGCCGCCACCAGCAACGACGAATTGATCGCCATGCGCGCCGAACTGACCATGCTTGAAGAGGCCTGCAATGAGGCTTGGAAAGCCTACAAGATGGGCCCACAGGAGGCCATGGCCTTTGATGTCCTCAACCTCAAGAGGGCTCAGGTCAGCTCTGCCTACAACAACAAGGTGCTCGACCTGATCAAGGCCACCGAAGCCTAATTTTAACCCCTAGGGCCAGCGGCCCGCTCTTCAAGGAGAACAGACATGCTTGACCTCACAACCGACAACCTGCTTCCCTCGCTTCTGGATGAACGCGCGGCTCTGAAAGCCGGCATCGACGCCAACCAGAAGCGCCTCAAGGAAATAGACTCTGAGATTGCTTCCAAGCTGGCAGGCTCAGAGGAAGCCATCACAAGCGGCTGGAAGATCACTCACAAGATCCAGATCAGAAAGGAGCACGTGGTCAAGGAAACCATCTTCACCGTCCTGCGCGCCACGCGCATTGAAGATCCGGCCCTTGCCGCATGAGCGATGACCCCAAAGCAATTCAGAGCCATTCGCCACCAGTTAGGCCTTTCGGCAAATCAAATGGGAACCGCCCTCGGCCTCAGAGGAGATCCAGGGCGGACAGTCCGCCGATACGAGGCGGGGGACATAGAGATCAGCGGACCAGTCCAGACTGCAATGCTGGCCATACAGTCCGGGTTTCGACCCCCATGGTATCCTCAGACGAACGAGGAGATGGACTAAGCGTGCGCGAACTTTACGCGGGGTGCATCTATCTTTGCCTTACCCTTATGGCTTGGGTTACCGGAGGCCTTATAGGTGTTCTTTTGATGAACCTTGGTTTTTGGATTGGATCCATTGACATTGGATGGGTGGACGATTTGTTTGAGGAAAGGGGAGAGACTACAGAGGTTGATCCAGGGGACGAGGGCACGACGCCGGACCAATTACCCCAAGCCCCTCCCCTACCTGTCCGCGAAGCTGCCTAGAAGGGTGCGTAAGGGGCCGCTACCGTGGCGGCTCCCACGCCAACCCGACCCGCAGCATCACGCGCATCATCGCTGCCCGCCGCAGCCGCTGCGGCTCCCTGCTGTGTCGCCGCCTGCCTCTGAACGATGGCATATTCCTGATTAAGCAATTTGAGACCTGCGCGGACATCATTTGGATCCGTCGAGAATAGCATCTTGACGATCTGCGCCCGCGCTCTCTCGTTGATACCGTTGATGATGGCGGTAAAACGCTGCCAGCCCAGCATGTTCAACAAGGGCATGATGGATCCCTGGCGAACGCTTTGGCCCACCGCAATCCCGGCTTCAGGAGACAGGGACGCGATTCCATCGTTAAGGTCTTGCTGCGCAGCCGTCCGTTGCGCCGTGGGAGACCCCACGTTCACATCACCATAAGTCTGGTACATCTTGGACTCTTGCCCATACCGTTCCGCCAGCTTGGCGTATTGCTCGTCACCTAGTACAGCTCTCATCCGGTCCCGCTTGGCTGTAGTGCCAAAAATGCGGTTTACCATGTTGCCCTTGTCGGGGGCGTTTTCGATCGTTTCTACCACTCGCTGGGAATAACCTTGCCTGTAGAACTCCTGCTCGCTCTGGCTCATGCCAGCCATCTCCTTTCGGATCTGGTCAGGGTGGCTATTGACTGCCTTGCGACCAGCCTCAAGCGCGCGGTTGTTGGCAGAGTGGCCGGCAAAGATTTTGCGCCCTGTAGCATAGTCCGGGCTAATCCGGTCCATCTCGTCCAGCCACTGGTTTTTCAAAGTGGTGAGGTTTCGCGCCGCCTGGTTGTTCCCAGACCTAACCGCGCTGTCGATCATGTCATCAAGCGCCATCTTGCCATAGTGCATGGCCTTCATCGTGTAGCCAACGATGTTGCCCTTTGCATCACGGATAACAAGATCATCAAGGGGAATCCCCTCGTCTTGTGCCATCTTCAAGCCTTGCTGGATTGCACTCTTTCCGCTTGGGCGGTTGGTAAGCTCAACCACCTTTGGGCTGTTGACCGCCTTGTTGCCCTCAAAGGCCTTTTCATAGTGGGGCTTGGCCTCTGCTGATCGCGCGGCAGCGATCTCGTCCGCCGTCTGGACAAACGACCCCGGGGGCTTTCCAAGGGCTTCCTCCATGTCATCAGTCAGTCGCTGCCCCATCCCCTGTTGACGCTCATCAAGGAACTTGATTGCCTCATCGCGTCCCTTGCCTGGCATGCGCGCAGCAGAGGTTCCTGCGTCCCTCACGCTTTGCGGCGCAACATCAATTGGAGCGAGCGGCTTTCCACTCGCCGCTGCGCCGAAATACTCCTCACCAAACTCGTCAATGCTTTTGCCAGAGTTGAAGAACTTCTGAGCCAAATACCGCGCGGCCTTGCTTTCGGAATTGCGCATGAGGTTGGCCATCTTCTGCCCCGCACTTGTGGATGCAGCTCCTAGCACACCAGCGCCCGAGGCAAGGGTCGCATTGAAAGCAAGGCGGCCAGCCAAGCCTTCCTGCCGGAGCTGCCCGCCGGGTGCAGCTTCTCCCGCGACCGCACCCGTCACGCCCAAGGCTGCAATGTTCTCAAGGTTGCGGCCTAATCGCGTTGCAGGAGCCGCAGCAACACGCCCTGCCATTCCTGCGGGAACCGCCTTTCCCGCTGCCTGTGCTGCCTGCGCAGCGGTCTCCGCCCCAAGGCCGGCACGAACCCCACGAATTCCCGCCTGCGCGCCTTTATAAAGCTTGGTCAGGGGACCGCCTGAGAGGACAAATCCAGTGCCGCCAGACAAAATATTCCCCGCAGACCAGTCATCTTCCTGCTCGCTGTAAACCTGTTTGGTCTGCTGCGCCTTCCTCAGGTTGTCTTCGTAATTGCCGCCCCTTACCGCCGTCTCGACGTTCGCCAAGACTTCAGGGCCCCAACCAAGAGTAGCGTTATTGTAAAGATTCATGGCATACCCGGCGCGCTGCTCGCCGAGTGATCGGTTGTCTCCGGGCTGCAGGCCCTGCTGCCGTTTGCGCTCAAGGTCTTTCCGGTTGTCTTCGTAGCTTCCACGCCCGGCCAATGTGCGCAACCCGGCAGAAACCTCCTGCGGTGCAATGCTTTCAAATTGGTCTGCGTACCAGTCGCCCCAGGAGCGTTCAGGGCTAGAGGCTGGCGCACCCATGGCGTCTTCATAGCTGATGCCTTCAGCCTGCTGCGCGTCCTCGTAGGACAGGCCCATATTGTCTTCAATCCACCGGCGCTTTGCTTCCGGCGACACTTTTGGGATGTATGGCATTGACTACCTCACCGGAAAGAATTTTTGCTTGGACGCATCCCATCGCGCAGGACGCCCGTCTTTCATGGTGTAGACTTGGCCATCCCTCAATTGATCCCGCGGGACCGGCTTGTATTGTCCGCCCCCTTGGCTGCCAGAGGTTGGACTTTGAGCCTGCCCGGCTGCACCGCCAAGCTGATCGGGAGCTTGAGTTTCCGGTATCTGGAACCCGGGATATTGCGAGCTGTTGTAATCCAAAATCTTCTTGGAAATATCGCGCGTTCGCTTCTTGCTTTCGTAGAGTTCCCGCAGCAATGGCTCAACCACGGCCGGGTTCTGAAGGGCCGTAACATCACCACCCAAGCGCTGCAGAATGCGCAGGGCGTCATATTCCGTCATGACGCCGCCGCCAACAACATCCTCGCGGAAAAGGCCGAGCAATCCCTGCAGCTGGCCTTTTGCCTCCATCAACCTTAGTTCTTCGGGTGTATATCTTGCAGGCACAGACCCTGATGAGAGAAGCGTCTTGACGTGGGATGAGATTGTATCACTCCACCGCCTCAAGCCGATGTTTGCGCCTTTTACGGACTCAAAATACTTGTTCATCTGAACAAGGGCAGTATCTGCCTGAACGAAAGTTGTTATTTCCTTCCGGAATGCGGCAGGGGAAAGCATGCTGCCTTCAGAAACAGCGTTTTCAGGTATAGTAACAAGCTTGCCCTGGCTGTCCCTCATCATCATGCCGCGACCGGGCACAAATTCAGTGAAGACACGCTTTCCGTCTACATAAATCCAATCACCCTTCTGCGTTTTTTCATTTCCGCCTCCAGCGCTTCCACCGCCACCGCTACCACCACCACCGCCACCGCCACCGCCAGATGACTGCCAGCGCGGGTAACGATCACCGTAAGTCACCCAATCTCCACTCTCATCGTCCCAATACGCGCGCTGAGCGGTTCCGTCCGAATATTTCAGCTCAACGTCATCCGGCGCCTGACCCTTCCTTTTCCCGCGATCCTGCATGGCCGCCAACTTGTACTTTAGCGCCATGTCTTGCAGATACGGATCGGGGCTCGACATCGCACTGGTCATCATCGTGTCGAAGTCGCCGCCGTCCTTCAATGACCCGAGGAAGAAATCACGCCGGCGGCGCTGCAGCTCCGCCTCATCCTTCTCTGCCTTGTTCTGCACGTAGGCGCCGGCAATCTGGTTCACAGCGTTTGCCACCGCCTGCATCGGATGGTTCACCTCCATCTGCCGGCCCATCATGGCTTCTGCCAAACGCCGCCGGCGCTCGATGCTGTCGGCCGAAGGCCAGTCCTGCTCTGCGGGCGCATCCGGCTTTTTGGCGTCTGAGGGCGTGCTCCCAAACATTCCGCCCTTCTGCATGTCCTGCGGCGCAAAGATGGGCTGGGTGGCGTCTTGGGTCATGGGAGACCCAACACCTCCAGGCATTGGCATCTGAGGCGCAGGCATGCCGCTGCCGTCATCGGCTTGCGGATAGCCAAAGAACGGGGCCGGACCCTGAAAGGGCTTTTGCCAACCTACTGCCATGTACAGATTGCCTCTTACATGCCACCGGAGCGGCGCAGGATTGCCTCAATCAGACGACGACGATCTTCGTCCGATACCGCGCCAGCACCCGCCATGTCCGCAGGGCGGCCTATGCCAGACATGGAGTCATTCACCGGGATGCCACGAGGGGGCCGACCGCCATGCTCGCGCGACGAGGGGAATGGCATGGGCTGCGCGTCTGGCCCTGAACCGGGGCGGGGTACTGGCATCGGGCCGATCGGGGGCCTTCCGCCATACCCGTCATTGGGTGTGTACGGCATTGGGTTGACAGGGATGGAACCAAGCTCGCGGATCCCTGTATCGCTTCCGGGCATGAAGGGGCCGGACTGGAAATCTGGCATGGGGCCGGAAAACGGCATGGGGCCAAACTGACTTCCAGGATTTGACACACCCTGCGGGCCTTCCGGTCCTGCGAAGGAGGGACCAATATTGGGGCCGGAGTTGGCACCGCCCTGCCCGCCCATTGGGGGCATCATGCCGCCTTGGCCCTGCGGGTTGGAAAACATCTGGGCCATCAACTGGTTTTGCTGGTTGGGGTTGAAGAACGCCATGGGATCAAGGCCTCCTTGGCCTGTTGTTGAATGGTGACTGGGGCTGACCCATGGGGCGGATGCCTTGGGGCGGCCGATAGGTGTTCATCTGCGGGCGCTGACCCTGCGTGCGGTTCATGATAGCGTTGACGAGCGCGCCGCGGCCTTGAGGAAGGTTTCCCGTGGGGCCGGGATTTATCTGCGGCGCTCCCGTCTGGGGCTTCGGCATCATGGGATTTGCAGGGCTTACCGCAGGCGGCATGCCGGGATTGATCTGGGGGATGTCAATCTGGGGCTTTGGCATACCCGGATTGATCTGCGGGATGTCGCCCATCGGCTTGGGCATGCCCGGATTGATTTGAGGCATGTTGGGCATGGGCTTGGGGATCGCCCCCGGACCAACCTGCTCAAACCCAGGCATGGTCTGTGATGGTGGGTACTGCTGCAGGAATGGATATGCGGGCGTCATTTTACCTCTCGTATGTATTCAGGACCGAACGGATCAGTCGTTCGCGTTCAGGCGTGATAATGTCCGCCCCCGGGAGTACAGGTCCGAGGGGCGTAACGGGTGGCAATGTTGGTTGTGTTGGCTGTGTTGTGAGTGTCGTGCCGGGTGGTGATTGCGGCGGAGGGGGCGGCGCTGTTGGCGTTTGGGGCTGCTGCGGTATTTGCATCATCCCCGCCGTTGGATACGTCTGAAACTGAGGCTGCGCCGTGATCCCGTGATATGAGCCTGAGATCTTGGGCATTTATCTCCGCGCCTCCATGCGCTTTACCTTGCGTGCAAGTTGCTGTGTTGCGGCCATGTTGATGCCAACCGCATCAACGACGGGAATGGATCGCCCGTCTCCAACTTATCCATTATTTGCGCCTCTTCTTGCTTCTTTCACGCGCCCTGTGTTCTGCGATTGTGGTCCCAGCAGTAGCGCCGCCAGCCATGCCGCCAATGGGTAGCATGATCATGTTTTCATCTCTTGGGGCGTAGCCACGGACTTTCTTTATTCCTTTGCCGAGATACTTTGCTGCGACGCCGCCAAGAGCCATGCCACCGGCCAGCCCCCCAAGGCCAAGGCCGAGGTGCTCTGCGCCCCATTGCAGATCTTTTGAATTGCTGTCTTCGAGCGACTTTTCGATTGCCTTGCGGACGCCGTTTCTATCTTTATTGTCAGCCATTACGCCACCTTCCTTTCAAGCTTGCGGACCTTGCGCGCGAGCTGCTGCGTCGCGGCCATGTTCACGCCGAATGCATCCACTGTCGGGATCGTCGTGCCGTTGCCGAGCCCGAAGAATCCCTTGAAGTCCTGAGCCATGGGCCCAACATGCCGCGCGCCATTGTCACCGGGAACGGCGCCCGCCTTGTACTGCCATGATTTGATCGGGATCTTCTCCATCCGGTTCAGGATCGTATCCGCCGGACGGACGTTCTGCTTCATGTTCTTGTCAGATTGAATCCAAGCCGCGCCCAGCGAGCCAACAATGTTGCCAATACCAGACCACATGGAATTGCTCTGCTGCTGACGCTGGTTATAGGCGTTGAGCTGCGAATTATACGAGTTCCAGATGTTCCCCTGAACGTCCGGAGCCTGAACACCCTGCTGGTAGATGTTTCCGCCCTGAACAGTCGGGGTTCGCGGTGAAGCACCGAGAAGAGTAGCAACCCCCTGCGCCGGTGCGTTGTACTGCAACAGAGCCTCATTCGTCATCGCTTGGCGTGCCTGCTGCGCAAGTTGCGCGTTCTGCAGCTCTTCCGAGATAATTCCCTGCCGCGCCTGCTGAGAAATCTGACCCTGCTGGAGCTGCTCCGCAATCGCCCTCTGCCTTGCGTCTGTACCGAGGCCGTACATCCTCGATTGCTCTTGCGCGCCGGCAGCAAGCGCATCCGCCGCAATCCGGCCCATCTGCTCGCCCTGAGACCTCCCGAGCCGGTCCATCTCCGTGTTGTATGCCTCGCCCGTGATGGGGAGGCCGCGGTCTGCCAGCATCTGCCGTGTATCCCTCGCTTGCTGGTCAAACTCCGGACGCATCAGGCTCATGCCGCGATTGAACATCGCCTGCTCGTAAGTGTTCCTGTCTGCAGAGAAATCACCCGTTCCGGGTGCGTTGGGGACATTGGAGAGGTTAAGCCCACGCATGTAGTCAGGGGCGCCCTCCAGGTCGAGGCCCGTTGTGTACCCGGGGAGATTTGTTGGCAGACCAAACGGGCCAGTGGGAACGGATCCTGCAAGCTGCGCGGCTGCGTTTGATAGCGTACCCTGAAGCTGGGTCTGCGCATCAAACGCCGCCTGCTGCGCCGGCGACAAAGACACGCGCTGCGCAATCGGAACGCCCTCTTCATCCTTGTCGAAGGTGATGTTCCCATAGGGCGAAAACTGGGAAAGGTTGTTCAGGATTGAACTTTGCTTTGCGGCCTTGATGTAGGCATCCGCCTGCGCCTGGCTTGTCTTGATCGGATCCGGCGCCGCTGGCGCGCTGCCTCCGCCACCCTTTCCCATATGCTTCTCCCGTTTCTTTCAGGTTGTTTACTGTTGATTACTTGCGGCGCTTTTCATTTTTTCCCTGCCGCGTGGGAGCAAAATCCTGCGACATGTGACCGGCAGTATTTCCAATTACAGCTCCAACAGGCATTTTTATCAGCATTCTTCCGGCAATGTTTGTGCCGCCCATTCGATGAAGGCGCTCCATTTCTTTTTCAAGATTATACATCTCAGTTCCAGCCTTTGGCGTCAGGCCCTTGATTTGATTTCTTGAACGCAACTCATCCCATTTCTTCTCAACTGTCTTGAGCCGCCGCGATATTTTCTTTAGCTCCTTCGAACCTATTCTGGCACCGGCCAACCCGCCGATAATCGTTCCGATGACTGGAGCGTAATCCAGTGCCTTTTCGAAGATGTCACGCGTGTCCTCTTCTGGACCAGCGTCATCTTCCATTTCAAGTTCCGCTTCCGTCTTCTTGTCAGCCATTATGATCTTCCTTTATCCACCTACACTCATCACGCATCATCCCGAGAATGAACGCGTCATTCTTTCCATCGTATGCCTTGCGCACGCGACCCTCTATCTTGAACCCAAGGCCAAGGTTCAATTTCAGAGCACGCGGATTGTTTTCGCCAATGATCAAGGTCATTCGCTCCAAGCCCTGCTGCACGAACGGATAGTGGAACAGAGCACTTACAATCCCCCTCCGGCACCACCGCGGGCTTGAGGCCGCAAATGTCAACTCGCAATCAAACTTGCGCCAGCGGTGGTAGATAGCACCGGCAATAAGGGCTCCTGATGGTCCTGCAATTCCAATGGTTGTGAACCGCCCAAACTCGTCAATGGTGATCGGATGTGGCAGCTGGCCGATCACGAAATCGGCAACATCCTGGTCCTCGTCAAATACAAACCTTAAACCAGACCTGCGGGCTTCATGACCATCGCCGATGACCTCCAGCTCACGCCTTGGCTGGTCAACGAGACGCGCAATCTCATCGAAGCTGAGTAGCCCAACCCGTTCACCCCTTGCCATCCCCTTATTGCCTGCGTGGCTCCGCCCCATGTGTCCAAATCCCATATTGCAACGTCCCATACCCCGCCCGTTGTCACAGCTGATGTTGAAACGGTTGAGGTTGGAACGGAAATGTCAAAGTCAGTGCCGATCGATACAAGCGCGCCTGGATCACTCACAGCCCCGAAGATAATCCGCGCCATGGTGAAGTTCTTGAGCCGATCCGAAGACCCGAAGTAATTCCACGCAGTCTGGGCGTCCGCTACGATTGCTGTTCCGTTATCGGAAAACCCGTCATTGCACTTGTAGACCCTTCCATCCGTTCCGCCGGCGTAAAGGTCGTTCCCGAACAGGGCAAACACTGGGAAGTTCCATCCCGTGAACTTGCACCAGCTCTGCGTGTCGGTGTTCATCACGTGCTGGTCAAATTGCGCTGTCGATCGCGGTACATTGAAGATCAGCATTCGGCCGCGAGGGTAGAAGATAACCTGCCACCCTGCATTGTCCCGGTAAAGCCGCATGGCTTCAGACACTGCAAGGCTTATCTTGTCCGAGAGGTCAAGCGCCGATGGCTGAGACCTTCCAAAAGGCAATACCTTGGTCAGAGGTGTGTAAGCGCCATCGGTCATGGCTATGAGATCAGAACCGAACCTTTGAAGGTTTGACCCCGTAATGGGCGGCCCAAGGAAGAATGTACCGATCCGGCTCCACGAATTTGCATTTCCAGGATCAGACCCCTGATAGATGATAACCTCTCCAGACGACAGGAAGAAGGCAATGAGATCATCCCTCCCCTCTCCGCCGTCCGTTGTGATGGTCCCGATCTGTTGAAGCGTGCCGCCAAAGCTTCCCGTGTATTGCAGCGGAAACTTGGTCAACGTACCCGTAATTGATTGCAGGCCCGCGTACCAGAAGTTGAGCGTGTTCTTTTCAATGAAGAAAAGCCGCTCTTTGAATACAGTCACATCCGAAAGATTGGTGATGGTAAGGCCGGAACCCGTCCATGCCGTAGCCGATAGGCTGCTCCCGTTATAGTCTTGGGGCGCGTCCGTTCCGTTTACAAGAAACAATCGCTCCGCAAAGTTTACCCACTTCCACCTGTTGTTGGAGAAGCCGGTTCCAAGCGTGGAAGGCGTTGACGTGGAGACGTTCAGGAGCTTGCCGTTGATACCCGCAATCAGGCGTCGGCTGGTCGCAGCCTTCCATTCAGCAAGGGTCTGGACACTATTGGCCCCCTCACCCGTATTGCAGTGAAGGGTATAGCCACCCCTGACCGTCACATCGCTCTGCCGAGGAAACCAGTTTTCGAGAATTACGGCATCATATGGCTTCATGCTCTCCAGAGGATCGCGCGCGTTCCAACCGCCCACCGGTGTGGGCAATGGCCTTTCAACAGCCGCAGGCCCCCTGTTGATCCGCCGGCCACGAACCTGCAACATCAGCGCCTGCGCCCCTTGCCACTCAACGCGCGGTTAATGTCACCACGCACCGTGCCGTCACTGTTTGTTGGAGACATTGGGCGAAGGGGGATTTCCCGCGGTGGCCTGGCAGGGGCAAGCCTTGGCGCTATAATCGGGCGTGGATCTATGCCAGGGGCATCCATCGGCATCCGGTCCCTATCTTGAAGGGCCTTTGCATCAAGGCTTCTGGACTTTTTGGGCGCCTTCTTGGCTTTGTCGGATGAGCCAGTTATCCGCCTGAACAGCTCCTTACCCTTGCGATAGCCTCCAGAAACCAAATTCTTTGTGAGGTCCGCGGCACCGAGAAAAGCAGGGAAGGCTGCAACGCTTGCCGTCCAATAGGGATCAAACTGCTCCGCTCTCTGGAAGAGATCCCCATCCGCCTCCCCGAGCTGGTAGAGGCTTGCATCGGCTGCAGCCACCGGGGAAACGGTCGCCACCTCCTCAACAACCCGTCCAGTCGGAGACGTTGCCTTTGGCGTGAACCCTGCCGCTTGCCGCGCACTGGAAAGCCCCCTCGCAGCCGCACCCTGCCCCGCCGCAAACACTGGCAAGGCAAGACCGGCACTCGCAACCCACTCCGGAACCTGTGACCAGAGCGGCGTGTGCAGATTGTGGCGGTCCTTTACGCGGCGGGACTCGTCCAGAGCCTTGTCATAGGACTTTCCCTCGCCCAAGGCATCCACCCCGGCGACAACCTCTTCCTCTGCTCCAAAAAGCGGCCAATTCAAGGCCCCGAGGATTGCCCCTTGGGCCATCTCCGAACCAGTGCGATCATCTTCCGCGCCATACACGCTCGGCATGGATCCCGTCATAACCTGCTCCTGCGCCTCTGTTGGCTGCAGGAACCAGCTCATGTCCGGATTGCCGTTGTTCTGGAATTTCTTCTGAGCGTAATCGTAAGAGCGGGAGTCATCATAATAAGGCTCATCAAGCCCGAAAAACTCCATGACCCTCGAGGTCGTCGATTGCGGATCCTGATCCGGATTTTGTCGGTAGTATGACCTCCGCCGATCGGCAATGCTGTCCTGCGTGAATGGAAACAGTTGCTCAAGTTCACGATCATCCACGGAGCCAAGCTCCGCAAGGATTTTAGGGTCCGTCAACTCATCAGACGTAATTTCAAACCCTGCCTCACGCATCCGTCGCGCCAGATCCTCGCGTGCGGCCGGATCCGAAAACATCTGCTGCAGATCAGGACGCTGGGCATAGAACTGCCTTACCTGATCTGTGCGGCTCCGGTCTGTTGGCTTCCAGGGCATGGACTGTCTTCCTAGCGCGGGATGTCATCGTAAGGACGGCGGATCCCTGGCATGGAGGGCCTTGGCGTTGTTCGTGGCCTACGGCTCTTTCCCTCTTGATACCCGCGCGTCATGTGCGACCCATAAGGTGTGTCACCCCACTTGCGGATGAAATCAACAACCTCTGTCTCGCCTTCCCCGGTCTCTCCAGCGCGACGACCCCGCTCATACAAGGTCTTTGCATGCTGCATTGCCTGTTGGTCCGTCCAGTTTGGGTTGTAGCTATCCTCTTCACGAGGCTTTTGACGGGGCATTGGCACCGAGCGTTGGCCGGAAGCGTCAACTGTCGCTGCCGCCCTCTCAATGTCTGAGCGAATGGAGTTCCCTTGCATCAGTTCCACGATCCTTCCGGTATGCGCCCACGTCCAAGCCCCTGAAGGGTGGGGCCCGTCACATTGAGCTTCTTGCGTGTCCCATCGCGCGCGATGATCTTGCCCTTCTCGCGCTCGTACTCTTCATAACGCTGCGAGTAGTCCAGACCCTTGGCTTCCATCCAGCGCCAGGCCAGCGCAAGGGTGAGAAGATGCTCGGAAAGCCTTCCCGTGTCAGAGTCAGCCGCCCAAGCGCTCTGTGCCGTGCCGCCCGCAGACTGGCACCATTTATTGCTTACGTATTCATAGTAGATACTCTGCCCGGCCGCAGGCGCCGGCAGGAACCAGAAGGAATTGCCCCTGATCCTGTATTGTGACCATACCGTTGAAACCACATCCGCCTTCTGCGCCTGCCAGCTCTGCGCCGTTAGGGGGCCGAAAACGGGATCAGTCGTGGACCTGTTCCACAGTGTCTCGGATATGACCCGGTCAAGATCAGAGGGTATCGTGTGACCCGTCTGCTGCTCGGTTGCAACCGTGGTGAAAGATTGTTCCGTCACCAAGGCCTGCCAGTCATGCTCCCGCATCAACACGTCGCCAGCCATGTTGCACAAGGCGAGAAGCTGTCTCTGCGTCTCGCCCGTGTTGCTGTAGACCGTCGATGTTACAGGCAAATTGAGCATGGCCTGCGCGCGGTTGACGATCGTGAGCAAGGACATCAGTAGCCACGACCCTTGTAACCGCTAGCTCCAAAGCCTTGCGCATTAGCGATGGCCTTGGATATGTCATCGCGCACGCTTACAGGCTTCTTGACACGCTTTCCGAGATCATCCCGGAATGCAGGAGGTATTGGCTTTACCACGCTGCGCGGCAAGTCCTGAAGCGTTCCCCTTCCTTGCAATGGGTAGAGCTTCATGCCCTTAGGCCGGAGTTGACCAGCATTGCCAGTCATTCCTCCGTAAGACCTCATCTTGTCCATGGGAAATACCCCTCTACGATGGCGTGCGCGGGATGCTGTGACAGACCGTCGGGCTGATGAAGACAACAGTCGCTGACGTGTTGTTGCTCATCGAAACCGAGGTGGTTCCGTTAATGGTGGCACCCGTAGGCGGATAGATCGTTGCCGTCGCGCCGCTTGTGTTGATCAGCCGGAACGAGTCGCCTGAGTCCGAAGCGGGCAGGATTGCGCCACCCGTGCCACCCGTGAACAGGGTATTGCTCTGCGTGACCTGGCGCGCGTCCGTCGAGGAAGAACCAGCAATGGTGGTGGACTGCGTGAGGCCAACAGTAGCCTGCGCCGTAAGAGCCGGCGTGCCGGCAGACATGAGTGAGCGAATGCGAGTCATGGGTTACTCCTTCTTGAAAGTCTTTGCATCGCCCTTGTCCTTCGGGCCGGCGATGAGTTGTTGAAGCTGGCCCTCCAGCATGGAAATGCGGTTGCGCAGATCCTTGTTCTCGATCTCAAGCTTTGCGATTGGGGCCGCGCTCTTGGCGCTCTCGATGAATGCCCTCGCCTTCTCCCGCATGTCGCGCAGGCCAATCGCCCCAGGCTTGCTGATGGCCTCATCGGACAGGCTTGCAAGCTGCTGAACTGTGAATACGTTGATGTACTCCAGAGCCTTTGCCATCTCCCGCGGGATAACAGGCCAGAGCGTAAGAGGCACGCCATCGCCTATCATGTCGGGGTTCACCTTGGTGGCCTTCCACCGGGCATAGGCGTCTGCGTATTGCTGCTTGATCGCGTCGGTCACGCGCTTCACGGGCGCATTGCCCCGATCGCCCGCAATCATGATTTCCACGTATTCGATGGTGCGAAACACGGGAAGACCATTCTGGTCAACCTGATCGGTCTTCACCATTTCCTCGTAGAACCGCGGCGTGACGTGCTGCATGTTCTCTTTCTTGGGCAACCGCTGCTGCAAGGCCACGCGGTCGTGCATTTCCAGACCCTCGAGGGACATGGATTTCTCCTTCTTCAGATGACTTCCGCCGGAATTGGCGGAGTGGTCAGGATTTTTGATTAGTTCAGGAAGCGAAGTTCCAATTCGTCCGCCCGCTCAAGAGGTGCGAACACATCATCGCGCATCAGGCGCGCAACCTTGCGGTATCCATGCTGGACCATGAACGCCTCAAGCAGACCCTCTGTTTTTGTGAGATGCTCAAGGCCCTTGTTCTCGCAGACAATAAGGGGAAGATCCCGGCGGATGGTCTTGGACGCACCCCAAAGCGCTGGTCCTTCCATCCCCTCAATGTCGAGATAGATCAGGTCGACATTCTCCGGTTCTAACTCATCGAGAGCCACAACAGGAACCGTTGGAACCCCATCTGGGTCAAGACCAATAGAACCGCAGTTATTGTCATCACGCTCCGCAAGGGCAATCGAGCCAGCTTCTTGACCAAGAGCCATGTTGTGCGCGCACACGTTTTCATGTGTGACGTTCCTCATCAGGCATTTGAAATTGTCGGCATCCGGCTCAAAGGTAAGAACGGTCGAAAAACACTCCGCCATCTCTCTGGCAAAAATCCCGACATGACCACCAGCCTGGACCACTGTCCGCCGCTTGTTCTCCGGCAGGACACTCACGATCCGGTGAACCTTGTGAACCTCTCCCAGAACGGCCGGGACAGAGACACGATCGGCCGCCGGACGCCACAATCCGTCGAAGCGGACAAGATTGCCCTCGATCTCAACCGGCTTGCTCCTGTCACGTGCCATGCACTGAGCCACGTGGCCTAGCATGCCGCCGCAGTGAACGTGGATCTCGCAGTCCATGCGCGCCAGCTCATCCGCCAGCCCCATGAAATCCTCAACCTGCCGCACCATCCATGGGGCAGCCCTGAAGCTTCGCCCTTCCACATTTATGTCAACGATCGGATCCGCATCGTTTTCAGGCTGGGAATAGGCGTGGTGGGTATCAGTTACGGAGGAGTCCATCCCGAACAAGTGAATGGTCTTGAAGCCAAGGGCATAGGCGCCGCACATGGCCTTTATGCCGATCGTGGTGCCGCCCCCTATGAGAGTTACCGGCCTCTTGTCGATAAACTCGTCACAAGTCGCCTCATGCCACAGGACAACGTCTTTGCCGGCCGCTGCAAATGTCTCCGGCGCGCATTGTGACGCGAGATACTTTGTGACGCCGGGCACGACAAATGCAGCGTTCAGCGGCCGCGCATCCACCATCCATTGGCCATCCAGCGGCACGCCTCGATCAAGCAGATACCGAGCCGCATTGTTCAGGGCCCAAATAACTTGCCCCGCCGCCGCTCGAGCCTTCAACTCCTCAACGTAATGCTCAAGCGAAGGGCCACCGCCAACAATGCAAACAACCTTTTCCGAAAGTGGGCGCTGTTGCAGTTCCGGCAATCCAAGACCAAGAGCGTGTTTCACGTTTGACCGCAGCGTTTCCATTTCAGTGTTGCACTGAACAATCAATTCAAGCGATCCAACGCCGCCAATCTTCCAAACGTCCGGCACCCAGCCGTCATGCACATCATGGGGTCGTGGTTCCCCGTGAAACACGATAACCCGCGCACCTTTCGGCGGATGCTTGCCGCAATCCTTCTTGAAGCTGGCAAAGGAACCCGGAAACACGTCCTGCAGTAATTCACCCGACGCGTGACGCTCAATCCACGCCTGGTCACCGCCCAAGTCATGGGTTGGGAACCCGGCTAAAACGTATCTGTCCCAGATGTGGTGACCAAATCCAGAGCGCCAGAGCATCACTGATGATTGATAGCCATCGGGGCGATAGAAATCCCGCAGGATCGCAAACTCACCGTCCCACACGGCCAAATCATCAAGGGGCCCAATAACCAGCGTGTCCAGATCCAAAAACAGGATCCGGTCTCCAGCAGGGAATAGGCCCTCTGCGAACAAGTAGAGCTTTGACCACCAGCCTTGCAGGAACCCAGGAACTTTTCTCACCACAACGTCGGGGTGATAGCCAAGGTCGAAATCATCGGTGAAGCAGACAAACGATCCAGCAAGTCCCGCCGGCAAGTTGCGCCTTACCATGTCGTACAGATTGTTGACGTATTCAGCGCCGCGCCCGAGGTAGTTACCCTTCTGGACGCAAACGATGTGGAGCATTTGCATTGATTAGCTTTGCCTTCTTGCCGCCCACATATTGTCGATCAGGTTTGGATAGGGTCGATCCGCATTGGCTGCCCTTGCCCGCGCTGCCGCCTTGTCATCAGCCGAAAGGCTCTTGCTCGTCTTCTTTGGGTTTGGCTGATCCCAGACAGGCTTTGCAATCGCTCGGTTGATGTCCTTGCGGATACTGTCCGAACCCATCTCAGCAATCCCACTTTCTCAAGGCCTTGTTGATCCGGCTGTCGGGATCATTTGCCGTTGCGGCCGATGTCAGCTTTTTCTTCATGCCGCCCATGCGAGCGCAAAAGGATCGCTTCCGCGGGCCGCCTTCTGGCTGTGGGGCCTTAAGTTTGCCGCCCGTTTCCCGGTTGTATGATGCCCGTCCTTTGGCATTCAGGCCTCCAGACGGGTTCTTACCTTCCGCACGCTGCCACGCCGGCGTCATCGCCCGCTCAATGTCTCTTCGAACGCTGCCGCTCGTGGCCATGTCATGTTACCTTGTGGTTAAAGGGGCGAGCCTAAGCCCGCCCCCTCAAACTTACGTAGCAGTCTCGATGGACGGACGGTTGATAAGAACCGTTACCGTCGAGGTGCCAGAGGCCACCGTGGCGAGGTTGGCACTGCGCGCGCCAACAATGCCCTTGCCCGTCGAAGCCGTCACGTAGACGCGACCAGCCGTGCCGGACAGCCAGATGCCAGACTGCGGTGTAACCGCAACCGCGGTCTTCTTGATAACCGCAAGGCCCTGGATCTGGTACCAGCCGTACTGGCTGGCCACGTTCGCCGACATGGCCACCGCAACCGGAGGTCCGTCCGTGGTGCCGTTGGTCGGTGCAAGCGCGGTCTGGAACGTGGTCGCGTTGTACGTGACCAGTGAGCCCACTTCCGTGCTGGCAACGCCTAACAGGTAGATGAACTCGCCGCCTCCCAGAGACGTAAGGTGCCGCGCGCGGACAATCGTGCCGAGCGGATGCTGCGCCGTGGTCTCGGTGGAGGCAATGTCCTGACCACCAATCAGGGTGTCAGTGATAATGAACTTCGTCATGTGTGCATCCCCCCTATCAAGCGACAATGACGCCCTGCAGCGAGCGATTGCTGCAGGTCATGTTGCCGGCCCATCCGATCAGCTTCACCATGGCGTCCTGATTGACGCTGAAGCGGTCCGGGTTCATCGGGACCATGTTGCGGTCACGATGCGGACGGAACTTGATGTAGTTGGTGTTAAGGAAATACATGTGGGCCGCCGGCGCCGTGCCGGAGAAGCCACCGTCAAAGACAACGTCCGCGCCCATGAACTTCAGGGTCTGGAAGCCTGCCGAGGCAAGATTGTCGTTGGTGACGCGCTGAATTGCCTGCAGCGACTTCCAGTAGAAGCCGAAGTAGGTGTTGTCAGCAACGATCAGGTCAACCGCATCGCGGTTGCGGCTTGTGGCCAGGTAGAGCGAGTTCATCGCGTCCTGGATCGTCAGGGCAGATGCCGAGACGCCATTGGCGCTGAAGTCGTAGACCTGGTTCTGCCAGAACGGATAGGTGGTGGAGTTGATACCCCCAACCGTACCAGTTCCCGCGTCAGAGACCAAAAGCTGAAGACCGCCGATCTGCTTGCCACCCGTACCCGTGCCGTCCGAATAGACGCCCGTGCTCAGGTTATTGAGCATGGTCTTTTCGGCGTTCTTGATGCGGGCTTCAAGCAGGTCAATGACCTTCTCGCGGCCGGAGTTCTTCAGCAGCTCGAGACCGTTGATCTTCACGGCAACGGCGCACTGTTTCCAATCGCTTGGACCCCACAATCTTTCGAAAGTGGCTGGACTATACCTTCACCCGATTAACGGGGCATCGTTACTAGTCTCTGAGGCTTGTCGATAGCTCATACACGCGAGAAGTTTTTTCTGCTTCCGCCTTGCCACGAAATAGCAACCAGCGTCTGAAAACGCTGACGCATTAACTTGGAATCGATGCAAAGAGCGGTATGCGCCCTTTGTCGAGGTTCCAATGGTTCCAACCTTGGCTCCGATTGATTGCAGGATAGACGCCGCGCCCTCAACAATTGGGCGCTCGTTCATCCCAAACCCGACAGTCCACCTCGAATAATTTTCAAAGTCTCGTTGCGATATGTACCCGTCAGTGTCCATGAGACCAGCGATCAACGACCGTTTGGTTTCATCATCTGCCGTGTAATACCACTCCGGTATCCTTGATTTCATCAACGTGCAGACAGCCAGAAAATCAAACACCTCGCGGCTACATGCCGTCAAGTTATGAAAATCCCGGCCACTCTTGAGCTTGCGCGTAAAGATTGGATGCTTCTTGCCAAAGCATTTTTCAATCTCGCTCTGCACCCGCTCCAGCGTCTCAATGTCTAGAGAGCCGAACCGGACCGAGCATTGCACATACACCCTGTCTGTCTTGAGCCTTGGCACTGAGCCTGCCTTGCGAATTCTCGTGTTGGCGCTCAGTGAACCGTCACCGAGAAGATTGCCTATCGTGTAGGCCAACCCCCGGTACATTTCGTCTGTGTTGTCTATCAACATTATCCCTGCTGATTGTCCAATCCGTTGCGTTTTTCCTCTTTGGGAGCAACGGCTCTAAGGATGTTCCAGCATATATCGATGTTTTTGTTCGATCAATTTCTTGATCGAGGAGTCCGATTAGTTAAACTCCGCCGCCGTGAACACGTCCGAGTTCATGACGTTCAGCGTTTCATCGCCGCTGTAGTACATGAACGTGGAGTTTTCGGCGTATTCAAGCTCCTCAACGATGGAGCGGCCGCCGGAGACAGGAGATACGTTTTCACGCTCCTGCAGGCGGGAAAGAAGAGCAATGTTCTTGCTCATGTTGTCACGGAGCTTGCCGCTGCGATAGCGCAAGGTGGTCGTGACAATTTCGTCCAAACCGGGACTGGGCATTGTCTTTTACCTCAATGGTTGTTGATGTCAGATAAGGCCTGCCGACGCCGCTTCGAGAAGCTGGCGCGTTGACATGCCTTCGGTGGATTGCTCGCCGTACATGGAAGACGCCCCCGTGATGCTGGACGACGCCATACGGGCCTGCTCCGCACGCTGTCGCATCAGCCTGTTATCCCGCGCACGGGACTGGGCAAGTAGCTTGGAGCGCGTATATGGATTGGCCCACTTGGCAGTTTCATAAGCCTCATGGAGTGTCTGGGCGCGGCCGGTCTCAATAAGCGCCGACATATCTTCTTCAAGCTGGTTGAAGTATGGATAGAGCGGCTTGCCGTCAGGACCGACCTGGCTGGCGAAGTTGTCGATTTGCCCATTCGTTTCCTGAAACGTTTGGGCGTATTGCTGTTGCTGGGCAACTTGCTGCGCGTAGGCTTGAGCCTGGCTGGTGTAGTTCAACTGCTGTTGAACGCCGGCAAGCTGCTGCTGCAACGCAGCCACTTGCGGGTCGATGTACTCCTCCTGCGCCGGTTGGGCGATGGCTTGGAGATCGACGCCGCGAAGATTGGCGAAATACCTGATAAATTCCTGAGGGCTCTTGGTGGCATAGTCGGACAGCGCAATTAGCTGCTGCATGGCCTGCGCCGGACCCATGCCGTTAAGCGCCCACTGTTGAACGTGAGGGGCTATTACCCGCTCCAATTCCTGATAGCCCTGCCGGACGCGAGAGATTTCCTGCGTCTTGCGGGTGTAGTCCGCCATCATGTGGCGGGCGCGATCAAGATAGGCGTGCTGGAGTTCAGGGGGCAGTTCGCGGAAGAAGGCCTGCTCCTGCTGCGGCCAGTTGGGTGGAGGATCAATGGGGGCTGGACCGTCGTCCTCGTCCTCGTCCTCTTCGTCTTCCTCGTCTTCCCCTGCTAACTCTTGCTCTTCCTCGTCCCCGTCTTCATCGCCATCCGGATCCTCTTCGTCATCAGGGCCAGCGTCATCGGATGCCTCGAGGCTTTCATCATCGTCCTCATCCTCGGGGGCTTCGATGTCAGGGGCATAATTCTCGTCATCGCCAGCCATTACATCAAACTCTTCGGTAGCATCATAGACATCAGGCATGAGGTAGGCTCCGTTTCGAGGTTTGGGTTACTCGTTTCCCGTCGCGTTACCGCGACAACAAAAAACCGCCCCTGAGGGCGGCTTTGAAAGAATGCTTTTAATGACTAGTGAGTGACCGGACTCCCGCGCCTACCCTCTGTACCCAAGTTGATCCATGACCCGCTTGATGTCCGCAGATGGCGGCGGTGGCGGCTGGTAGGTCTGCTGCACCTTCTCGTTACCGACCTCTACCAAGCCGCGGGAGCGGAGAAACTCGCGATGCTGCCGGCGCCCGCCGATCACCTTGCCGTCAACAATGTTCCGGTAAGGCTGCATGTCGCCCATGATCTGGGTTGATTTGCCGTTTGCCTCATCCCGCCGGCGGTAGTGACCAAGGCAGACAGAAGGCCAAGGCTCTTCCATGTCGTGCCAACCCTTGCACACGTCACAATGTCTTGAACGTGCCATTACCGCCTACGCTTTTTCAGCTCTGGCTTTACATATCCTTCAAGCCCTGCGATTGTTCCGCCACCACCAGCAACGCTGCCGACAAGGCCTGCAGGGAGCGCCCTCCTGTCAGCCCTTTCAAGGGCCGCAATGTCTGCGGCATTTAGTTTTTGATTGTTTTTCAACTTTCTAAAAGCCTTACGTGCGCCAACACTCGCTAAAGCAAGGCCGCCAATGGCGCCGGTGAGCACCCCCCCCGCAGCTAGTGCTGGGGATGCATCATCAAGCGCCTTCTCAAAAACGTCTTGGTTATCTTCTGGTTTCTCAGCCATCACATCCTCTCTTTTGCATCCAGCACCATGATGAGGGAGATCACATCTTCCTCCTCGCGCTGCTCAATCCGTCTCACTTCTTCCAGATAAGCGAGGAACGCGGCCCGCAACATGCGGGAGGTTTCCGCTTCACTCCTGAGCCTGTCCTCTTCACGCTGCCGCGCTTGGGTCTGTACCCCCGCCAGATTGCGGGACAAATCCAGTATCTGCCGGCGAATAACCTCAAGCCCGCCAAGTTCAGGCGCCTCAACCAGAACCTGCCTGGCAGGGACTGCAATGTCGAAGACCCGGATAAACTCTTGAGCCCGTGCTTTCAAGCTGCGCGCTGTCTTGCGCCGCCTTGATCTGGTTGGCTCTGTGGCCTCCCGCACCGCGCTTTCAATTGCTTTGCGCAACTCGCCGCGATACTGGCCGCGATACCAGTGAGCCCCGCCCCCGCCCGATGTGCCGCCGACAGGAACCGGCGCCGGACTTGGTCGCGCAACCTCCAGATCAGCCTCAAATCCGGAAGTTGCAAACGAGCCACTTGCCAATCCGATGGACAGCGTAACCACGCGGCCCGCATCCGATCCGGACACCGTAAAGACGGCAGCGTTCAGAGCCAGCGAATACTCAACCCCCGCCCCCGGCTGGAACGTCAGTTCTGCGTTTGAACCCGAAACGCTGAAGGAGCCAGCGTCCAAAGCAAGGGCACGTGAGACAGGCGGCTCTGCCGCGTCTCCAGACAAGGCAAAGGCACCCGCCTCGCCGGCAAAGACCCTGCCCACAGACACGCCCGCAGCGGTTCCAGCGAGAGACAAAGAAGCGGAGGCCGCTTCCATGTTTCGGCCGGACAAAGTGCTGGCAGCGCTGCCGGTCAAATCAAATGCGGCTCCGCTTGCCGCAAACGCCCGCCCAACGCTGGTTGTCGCTGCCGTTCCGGTTACGGCAAAGCTGCCCGCCAACGCCTCCAGCACAAAGCCTTCAGCAGGCATACCCGAAACCGGCAACGAGCCGATGGGCGCGGAGCCAATCAAGGACATGCAGGCTATCTCCGTTTCATTCGTCCCGACGCTAGTCCGTCACCCGCTCCACCTCACCCCGTGCGACGACGATGCGGGTGTTGTCGGTTTCGCTGCGCCTGACCCATTCGGCGAGGCGCTTGTCCCAGTCGGTGGGCGGTGTTGTGCGCTGGGGCGGGCGGTCGCAGTTGTCGTGCATCAGTAGAGTTCCTCGACAATCATGAAGCCCTTGAGGACATCGATGGATGTGCCGTCGCCGGACTTGAACCTGATTTTCACCGTGTGCGTACCGGCACCAACGTCGATGATGCCGACCGTTACCCGACTGCTGTAATAGCCGTCAGCGCCGACACGCAACTCCGATACCGCGTCGTCAGACCCGCCGACGTTGATGTAGAAATAGCCATAGCTGGTGGTGGACTTTGCAGCCCAGACACTAAGCGTGACCTTCAGCTTGGTGTCGGCCAGCGTCGTGATGGTCGTGCTGTAGCCGGTCAAATCTGTTTCAGATGTGCTGGTCGTGCTTCGCGTTGTGCTGTCGTCAACGCGGATGATTTGCCGCCCGCGATACGCTCGCTTACCAGCTACATAGGACTTGCCCTTGTGGTCACCACCGCTGATGCCGGTAACCGTTGCAAGCCCCGTCGCCCCGTCGCTGGTCGGAAACGGGAAAAACGTGTTGCCGTAGCTTGAACCGACATCGCCATTACCAGCAACGCCGCGCGTCATGCCCAGGTTGGAGAAGTAGTTCTCCAGAGGGAAAGCACCGTTCGCCGTCCACTGTTGCAGGTAAACGTCGTAGCCGGTCGTCACACTGTGACGCGGCAGGAATTGCACTTCGATGAAAGCGTTGTTGTCTGCACCGTTGAGCCATGCGCCGTGGCTTTCGCTGGTGCAGCCGTAGAAGTACGTCCCGCCAATGAAGACGTTGCGGGCGCTGTCAGGTTGCCCAGCCAAGTCCGTTCCGGTTGATACGCCGGAAGTCAGGATGATGCCGCGAATGGTGCCTTCAATGCGGTAGACACTGCTTCCCGCAACCGGGGTCGTTGTCCAGGCTGGGCTGACCGTCAGTGCGGTTGCGGTGTTCGATGAGATGGTGCGCGTCTGACCGGAACCTGTGCCGGAGACAATCCGCACTTGATAGTTTGTCCATTCGTTGGTTGTCCACGTCTTGCCCGTATCAGCCAGCGTGGTGCTGGTCTGCGAGCCGGTGGCCGTGCCTTCCGTGTCCGCAGCCTGATTATCCAGAAACCCATAGCAGTCCGTGAACCTGTTGTCTGCGCACCCGAACGCGGCACCAACTGGATTGGCGGATTGAGTCGTGAGATAAAATCCCGCCTCCGTGTAATTGCGGCACGACACGCGATGAAACGTGCCTTGCGTGACGTGGTTGACCAGAAGCCCGCGACCGGCCTTGTTGTCGCAATCAAGCGTCAGGTTCTCGACGCCGACGCCGTACATGGGGCCTTGGAAATAAAGCAGGTTGGCGGTGAGGCTGGCCGTGCCTGCAAACAGCAGGCGCGAAGAGCCATTCACTTGCTGATTTATCTTGCCCGTCGTTGAGCCGTATGAAGCCCCAACCAGCCTAATGCGGTTATCCTTTGTAGACGGCGCGCTCGCGCTGCCATTGCCCAGCGTAATGCCGGTCGTGGTCGCGTAGGTTCCGGGCGGGAAATACACCACGCCGCCGCCTGCCGAGTTGACCGCAGCAATCGCGTTGTTAATGGCCGTCGTGTCGTTCGTGACACCGTCGCCGGTCGCACCGAAGTCCTTGACCGAAACCCAACCGTCCTTGAGTTTCGCGTCTACCGTGCGGCTTGAAGCGCCCGTGCCTGTCTGTGTAAAGGCCAGCTTTGTTCCAGCAATCGCGGCGCTGGAATTCACGTCAGCGTCCACGATGACGCCAGAGCCAATCGCCGTCACCCCGGCGTTGCTGACCGTCACGTCGCCCGTCAGCGCAGTCACGGTCGGGACGTTTGAGGCGTTGCCCAATAGCACGCTGCCCGCCGTCATGCTGGCGAGCTTGCTGTAGGCAATAGCGGCGTCCGACTTGATTTGCGTGTTGGTGATGTCACTGACGGAAATGGTCGGATTGCCCGACACACCGTCCCCATCGGTCACGGAGATGGGGGCCGTCCCCGTAATGGTGCGGCCCGCAAACGTATCGGCAGACGTCTGGGTAAGTAGCCCGTTGGTGTTGTAGTTTGCTAAGGCTGCGAGAGTTGCGTCGTAGGCTTGGACGTTTGTGCCGATGGCAAGGCCCAGCGTCGTGCGTTGGGCAGATGCGTCGGCGTCGTCAATCAGGGCCGCACCCGCCGTCGAAATCGTGACATTGTCCGCGCTGATGTCCAACGTGCGCGCCGCGTCACCCGTCGTGATGGTCAGCGTGCGGTCAGCCGTCAGATTGGAGCCGGGCGCTATCGTCAGCGTGTGGCTGGCATTCGTATCCAGAACCTTCAGGCCGGTGTTGTCAAAACGGCTGACCTTAAACGCCTTGGAAATCGCTGCGACGTAGATGTCCTTGTCACCCGCCGAAAAGTTGGGCGAGGCGTCGGCGGGATCGCTGGTCGCAACAATTTCATCCACCGTCAGCGTGTTGGCGCTGGAATAGGTGCAATAGCAGGCTTGCCATTCATCCGCAGACCGATGGGCAATTACAACCGGGATATTGGCAGCGCCCGTGCTGTAGCGGCGCGAAAACGGGTCATAGCCCGAAGCGGCACTGCCCGGCAGCGTGATGGTCGTGGTCGTGCCCTTGGTGCCGGTAAAGGTCACCAATTCGCGGACGCGGTCGGCTACGGTCATGAAAATACCCAGGCTGTAAACGCACGCAAAAACACCGCAGGGAAGCGGTCGGCTTCCCATGCGGCGCGGATAGGCTTTGAAGTCGTGGCGGTTAGGTCAACGTGAAGACAGATGTGTTGAGGCCTGTTACGCTGAACGTGTCGCCATTGGCACCCGACAACGTCACGGACGAACCATAATCCCACCAGCCGATCAGACGGTCATTAGCGTTGGTGTCATTGTAAGCGACAGCATAGCGCAAAGAGAAGCCAGACCCACTTGCGGTCCATGTTGGAATGGCGCTTGTGGTCTTTACAGTCTCCGTGCCGCTCGAATTGCTGGATATACTCGCGCCGCCAGAATTTCCACCAGTGGTGTAACCATTGCCGCTGGAGACTTCGACAGAACCACCCGCAAGCGTGCCGGCATAGTTCTGGTCGGTCGCTGCCGGAGCCGTTGCGCTTGTATACAGGGCAACCTTGATCACGTTGCTGTTGAGGTTGTGATCCCCGCGAACCAGCCCCTGAACGAACAGATTGAACTTGTTAAACGACGCCATGGGTCAAAGCCTTTGCATTGATGACAAGTGGCTCGGCATGCAATCCGTGATGCCGCTGGACATCCGGATCCTTCGGCGCACACCGGGCGTGAAATTTATGCAGATGACGGTTGATGCCGTCCTGCAGCAAGGTGTAACTCTCGCGGCCAATTTCATTGCCGCAACCTTCGCAAAGCTGGCCCTCAACGTAGATATGCATCAAGCCTCGCTCGCCGTTGCCGTTGAAACATCCTGCGCAACAACCCGCTCCATCTGGCCCGTTTGGTTGCGGATGATCGTGTAAACCCGATCCTTTGGCTTGCGCGGTGCGATGGGAGACATGTCGGCTGGATCTGCGCCGATCTTGTCGAGGATCTCCTGGATGCCATCAAATCCCTGCATCCGGGAAACAAGAGCCGCATATTCAGCCTGCATCTGCGCAAGCTTGATCTTTGCTTGGGCAAGCTCGACATTTTCCCGAGCAGCGTCCAGGTCCGTCTTCTCTTGAGGCATGCCGGCGAGCGTGTCATTCGCCCCCTTGCGGATTTCGTTGTCGATCTGCAACTCCTTGAGCCGTATGGACGCGCTTAACTCAATCTTGCGCTGCTCATGCTCCGCACGCCGGAACTCAAGCTCAGAGGTCAGCTTGTGCATTTCAAACCTGAACTTCTGCTCCGCCTCGGTTGATCGGGCCTGCATCTCCGCCAATTTCTGCTGCGCAGTGGTCTGTGCCGCCTGCATCTCACCCTGCATCCTCTGGGTTTCAACCTGAAGCTTCTGCGCTTCCGCCTCCGCCTTGGGGTCTGCAGGAGGTTGCTGTGGCTGCTGCTGCGCCTGCTCCGCCATGGCTATTGTTTCCTCAATGGCAGACTCCAGCGTGCGCCCCGCGCGGAAACCGCGAACACCAAACTCGAGCATTTTCATTAAAAGCGGCGTCAATTGAGGAACCTGCTGACCCACCTGCGCCGCCTTCTCGATGAAGGGAGACACTGCCGTCAGGAACTCTACCCGCGTTTCCTTCTCGCGCTGCTGGTCAGGGGCGACGGTCGCGTCCGTCTCAATGTCAACGCGGAAGGTGCGCAATCGATCGGATTTGACCAACTGCACCGCTTCCATCAAACGTGCGTTTCTCGTTTGGAGCGCCTGCTCATGCTGGGCCAGCGAGTTTGGATCCTGGGGGTTGGCCGGCCGGATCCTGAACTCATCCGTCTCCGCAATCCCGCTCATCTCTATCAAAGCCTCGGGCGCGTAATGCTCAGATTGTATCTCAGCCATGATCCGCAGCGTGTCACGTGCAAAGCGTGCCATTTCCGCTTGCCGGTCCTGAAGCCTCAGGTTGCCGAAATTTGCCTTGATCTGTTGGGCCGTGGCTGTCTCCGAGGGCGCCGTGGCCCCGCGGATGATGTCCGAAATGCCCGTGACCTCATACAAATCCTGCTTTAGCTGGCTGCGGGCCTGAAACAGCCCGTTCAGAACAATCTGGATTTGCTCGATCGGAAGCCAGTCAATGTTGGTCTTCATGCCGCCGGACTGCGCAAACGCCATCCAGTTCTCAACCGGCACCATTTCATTTTCGTCGGCTTCGGTCAGAAGACGCGAGAGATCAGCTACTTCGCCATTGTAAAGACCAACAACCCTTAGGGCCTTGATAAGCAGGCGAATGCGATCCGTGATCTGGTCGATTTGCTGTGCCTGGTCTTGATACAGGGCATAGTCAGGGACCGGGATCAGGCTGTCAGTGGTCAGGGTTCCAAAGAGCGGCCTTGGGAACGGAAAGAACCCTGTCAGCTTGAGAGGGTCTGGCTGCCTCTTGATGGGAGCATCCTCATACCCGTCCGAGACCCACAAAACCTCGCGCCGGCTTTTGTCCCAGATCTCCCACACCTCCGCGCAGTCCGCTTTCTTCTTCTCGTCGGAAGAATACTCGTCCGCCTGCTTGCCGCTGTAGGTCTTGTTCAACTTCACCTTGCGCCCGAGCTGGTCGCCGAAGGTCTTGATGAGCTGGGGGCGCTTCATCAAAACCCGCTTGGCCGCCCAGTTGACCTTTGACCAGTCGTTTACAGGCTCATGAAGGAAATCGGACCAAACGACATGGTCAAGAGCTAGTCCGTAAGCCAGGATCTGCTCTTCCGGATCGGTTTCGTAGTAAAGACCCTCTTCGTCTTCCCTTACTTGGTCAGCCGGGATTTCTTCCCCGCCCTTGAGCGGACGGAATATGCTTTGCCCCGTACCCTCCAGGCTGACCTGCGTCACGGGCTCACGCATGGGCACCTTGCCAATCTCAGGGGCGAAACGCACCCAGTCGATGCCGCGGGCGCATAACAGGTAGTCATCCCTCACGCGGCGCATGACGTAGTCAAAATCGCAAAGTTCCTGCGCCGTTTTCAGGTTGCGCTCGAGGATCATGGCCGCCGTGCGGCTTGTAGGATCGCGATCGAGAAAACGACGGGAGACGTTTGGCGTTGGCGTCTGGCTATACAGTGCCGGCTGCAAGGTCTGGATATTGGACCAGAGGATGTTCAGTTTGTGTGACTGCTTGGCCTCATCAAAAGCATCGGTGCGCTTTCGATCGTCCTTGTAGATTTTCAGGATGCGCTTGCAA